ACCGAGGGGAGCTTCTACCTCCTTACACGTAACTGGAGTTGAGAATGCGGGTTCGAATCCTGCCAGCCGCGCCAATTTTGCCCATGTAGCTCAATTGAATAGAGCAGTCCTTTCCTAGGGGAATGGTTGGGAGTTTGAGTCTCTCCATGGGCGCCAAATAAAAAGGTATTCACATGAGCATAAGTTCATCCCGAACACCAGAAGAGGCTCTTCTAGAATGTGATAGACTGATAACTTACTATCAATCTGTTATGAATGCATCTATTGTATCTGATCTAAATCCTACAGCTGCGCGTGATCTTTTATATTCTGCGATTGCTGTGAAGAGAGACATTCAATTAAGAATCAGAAATAATTCTAACTGACATTTATCACTCGTTAATAAATCTTTAGTGAATTACGGTATAATAATTCCTGTTGAATCAACTCTACTGGAGAATATCATGGACACGCATGCTCAAGTCGTTAAAGCTATGCAGCAACTTTTGAAGAATCCTGACTTGTGTGTGAACGTATGCTGGGAAATAGCAGCTAACTGCCCAGTCTATTTTCTTCAAGCTGTTGATGAAGTATGCCCAGATATCAAAGAAGCATCATTACCCTTGGTCGAAAGAGTGCGCAAATTAGCTTACTCACTTCCCCGTTCCGACTCCAGCGTAGGCAAGGTTGAGTTCATCAAAGCCCATCGCCAATTGACAAAGATGGGGTTAAAAGAATCAAAAGACTGGGTAGAAGCCAACTGGGCTGAATTTGGTCCACGCTGTTAAAAAGCAATAAATGACTTCAGTTCTTCAATGATTGATTTGAAACTTGGCGGCGTGGAGAGTAGACACGCACTTGCATGCAGGAGTGGCCTGCCACCGGGAGCCCTATTTAAGATTCACTGGCGGATCGTACCCACGACAATAATCAAAACGCGCAGTTGGAGTAACGCCCAACCCAAGTTTCCCTTTTTTGGAACCAATCATGAATAATATGAAAATTCGCTATCATAAGGAAGATGTAGATCAAACCATTAAATGAATCAAGCAATACAATCCATATTACGACTCTAGACAAGCGAAATGGTCAGATGACGCTATCCGGAAGTCTATTATGGATAGCATTGAGATAATGCGTGACTCAGAAGTGCCGTGGACTTCAACCATGGGGTATGTGATTTTTTAAATGTTTTGATGATGAAGAAGGTTTCATTGATGTAGAGATCGCGATGAATTGCAATTTGCCTCGCAATATAATCCAAGAACCCATTATTTTGAGCTGATCATGAATACTATTGAATTAACTCCAGAGTTCATTGATGCTGTGAGTGCAGGTGCTAGTGCACTTGTAACTATGGCAGAAGAACTTCAGAGAAATGAACATTACAACGAAGACGGCCCAATCGGAGAATTGGTTCGAAAAACTGTTGAAAGCAACTATCAAAAAGTTGACCTCTTGAGAGGTTGGCTGGTACGAATTGAAGGAAAAGAAAAGTAATGAGAGCTTATACAATTGTTAATATGTACATGCAGGGCATTCATGCCGGCATTCAAAGTGCGCATATCTTGTCTGAAATGGCGTTGGATTCTGCAAGCAAACCAGATCATAAATCTGCTGCGACTTTCTACAGTTGGGCAACGAACGACAAGACTCTCATTGTACTGAATGGCGGTAGCAACAAAAATCTTCGCAAGATGATGGATTTGATTGAACCTGCTTGCGATAAGCTTGATTTGCCTTTCGCTTACTTCACTGAATCAGAAGAAGCTTTGGATGGGGCATTGACTGGATTTGGATTGATTGTTCCGTCAAGGATCTATGAATCTGGTGTCGCTAATGACTACCGCACTTCTGAAAACAGTATTTCAAGTTGCCTAAATTTGCTTCAATTAGCGCGATAATAAATTTGGTCCTGTAGTGTAATTGGAAGCACCGACTGCCTTATAAACAGTGAGCGCCAGATTAGCGCCGAGCGTGGGTTCGATTCCCACTGGGACCACCAATTTTAGGAATATATTATGTCACATCATCATTCCTTCAATACACAACCACGCAAGCGCATGCGTCAAAAGGACGCATTGATGCGCTGGAAGTGGCGGTTGAGCAAAAAGGGACAATTATCGAACAAGCTCACAGATGAACAGGAACGTTCATTTTGTTCAGCTGCTATTGAAATCTGCAAACAACAGATCGCCTTTATCGAAGCCAAAGGCATAACAGCTTAAATTCTTGGGCCTATAGCTCAATTGGTTAGAGCAGGGGACTCATAATCCCTTGGTTCTAGGTTCGAGTCCTAGTGGGCCCACCAAATAGGAAATGATTATGGAGATTAACGCTGTTATTACAACTGCAGAACATCGCACTGTAGATATACGTGTTGAAGATGTATTTGAAATATTCTGGAGAAAGATCATTAACAAGTTTGGTGTACCAGCAAAAGCATACATAAATTTAGACGGCATGTGGGAAACTTGGGAAGACACAGGTCACGGTTCAGGCATATATGATACTATCCGGAAGGCAACACCAGAAGAAGTGAGTGTGGTTGGCGCATTTGCAAAAATGCGTGAGTTTATTAGGGATAAATATGAACGCTGAAGATAATTTGCTTGATAATATTGACTATCTAAAACAGAAGTTGAATGAAGCAAGGGAAGAATTGGAACGGATGAAGAACAATATCAAAAATGCTCAACCAGTGACAGTCAATTCCCTGAATTACATGAAAGACGTCCTAGAAGGTTATTACGAAATTGGCATTGGCCGCTATCCAAAACCCAATTACGTGTTTTTGCATGTTGACTGACGTTTAACTTAGATTAAGTTATCTTACTTAAAATGTAGTATAATTACTCCTGTTGACAAACTTACTGGAGTACGTCATGAACATCAATCGTTGGAAAATCAAGGATTTCAAAGAAGCCGAAAAGGTTGCTGAGAAGTTGACTGAGGAAACGTTGGTGCGCCATGTCGCAGTTGATGCGGGCTCAAATGTTTTTCCACGCTTTGGTGCTATTCGCGTACCACAAGTTGGTGATGCTGTCAGTTATGCTTTCAATGGTGACTATTATCCTGATGGCTACATCGCCTCCGTTTCCAGTGGAGTCAAGATGGTTATCAAGACTTCTAAAGGCCACGTGTATTATCGCCACTTGAAGACTGGCTGTTGGATCATGAAAGGTGGCACATGGCGTTTGGTCGATGGCCATCGTAGCGAATTGAATCCCAGTTTCTGAGAATAGAAGTAAGGAGAGCAATGTGTTAGCCGAAGCCAGTTATCCATACCAAGATTGGGAGACTGAAGTCTTGCAAGATTTTCCCAATGCTGAATTCACTGACAATGATGCAATCGCCGTGGTGAATGGGGTTGAAACTCTTGTTTCGACGTATTATCCGCATCAAAACTTTGCTCGTTGGTGGCTGGAGAAATGACATGTATGACTCTATCTACACTCACAGAGAACGCACAGTAGCCAATCATACAATTGGCGAAGCTCTTGAAAGTGCAAAACGCAGGCTGATTGAAAAGGATTTTGGTGGCTATTTCTGTGTTGATTCAATTAGCAATCGTTCCTTGCATGACAAAATCACTCTGGAAGAGCTAAATAACATTGCTGAAAGAATAGTGGAAGATAGCTTGTATTATGACTGATGATATGTTGGGGATTAGTTCAATGGTAGAATAGATGGCTCTGAACCATCAGACAGCAGATCGATACTGCTATCCCCTGCCATTTATGGAGCTGAGATAATGAATTACAAGTTATATCTTCTGCTGTGTGCTGTATCTGGTTTAAATTGTGGATTTTTATCCACTCTCTTGCTACATCAATAATCGTCAATTTAATCATTTGTGGTTTGTTGAGCGCAGTTTACTTGGTATGCAAGGAAAATTAATCTACCCGTGTAACCAGCATCGCTACGAACGATGACTAAGGTAATTGGAGGCAGATGCAGGTTCGAATCCTGTCGCGGGTGCCAATTTTAGGGTTTGATTATGGAACACGACCCTAACAAAGCTATAGATAACGTCGTCAAAGTCATTGATGATCATCTTCCAATTTTATGTAAAGAAATGTTACAATTTGAAGATGATAGAGGCAAAGGCTTGCGCATGATTTACTGCGAGCAATTGTTAGCTGACGCAGGCATGAGTAATTACAATGCTCAAGTGATAGTGCAAAATTTAATCAGACACGCAGCTGTCAAGAGAATTTGCAAAGAATTTGAAGAGTAAACTATGAACAATCTAGAAGAAGCTTTTCAAGACATCAAATTTTTAAATAATATACGAACGAAGTTTCAATCTGGCAACGAAATTCCTGTTACGGAAGCATGTATTACAAGACAAGAATGGGAAGCTGTTGATCGCATTCTTAAAGCACAAGCAAGAGATTTAGCTGTTTTGGAGAGTAAGCTAGACTTAAAAAATTGGAGAGTGAATTGGGCTGGGCCCAAGGTGGTTTGCTAAACCATTCGTTCGGTGAAGAACCGAATCGGGATCGTAACCTGCTCTCTCCGCCATCTGGTACACTTTATGAAAATTTCTAAATAACTCGAACAAGATTGTTTGAGTAGAAACTACAAAGTTGAAGTGAAATTGACTAAGAAATGAATTATATGCCCATGTGGTGGAATCGGTAGTCACGGCGGACTTAAAATCCGCTGCTCTAATAAAGCGTGTCGGTTCGAGTCCGACCATGGGCACCAAATAATTATGGAGCAATATCATGAAGACGACTGAAGATATTATTCTTGAAAACGTAGAGAAAGCTATCAAAGACTACAATGACGTACCTAAGCACACTAGCAACAAACTTCTTTATCGGTGGTATGCGTTTGGAGTAATTTCTTCAGCTTTCACTTCTTTACATTTTCCTTCACATGAATATTACAGTTATCTTGAACGCATAAATATATAGAATGATGGGGACAAACGCAAGTGGCTGAGCTGGATGCCTTTGAAGCATTCGTAGTCGGATCGAAACCGACGTCCCCTGCCAATTTTGGGTTGTTAACAATTACGGTTAATGTACGCGCCTGAAGAGCGCAGGAAGTAGGTTCGACTCCTACACAACCCACCAATTTGAAATTTGATCAGTTAGGATAAAGTCATGAGCAAGTCAAATTACGACAAGAAGATCACGATTGAAGAACTTCAGGAATTCATGAAAAGTGTTGGACCAAACACCAAGGTGTTCTATGGCTCTGACTCTGAACGCTATAAGCATAATGGTGTTTGGTATGCTGATTATTTCTGTGTTATCGTGATTCATGTTGATGGATGCCATGGCGGAAAAGTGTTCGCTGAAGTCTCCACTGAAGCAGATCATGACCAAAATGTTGACCGTCCTTTCAACCGTCTGATGACGGAGACGCAGAAGGTTGCAGAACTTTTCTTAAGGACCAAGGAAGTGTTCTATGACTATGAAATTGAAATTCACTTGGACATCGCACGTGATGAGAAGTGGGGTTCAAACTGTGCTGCACAGGCAGCGACTGGTTACATCAAGGGTGTGTGTCAAGTTACGCCTGTATTGAAGAATGACTCCTTCGCGGCATCGTTCTGTGCCGACCGTGGTAGGGAATTCATTCACTGATAAGTAATGGTTGGTGGTCAATTAAGCGTTGACTTAAATTCAAGGGAATCGGAGTTAGCTGCTCCGTAACCGAGGGAATGTCCGAGCAATAAGCAAAGACTACACCAACCACTACCTTTTTTTGATGGGAAATGAAAATGAAAACGTATCAATTATCCGCAAGTGTAACTGTAAGTGCCTACACTGAAGTTGAAGCCAACAGTCTTGAAGAAGCGATAGAAATCGCAAAAGGACGCTCTGTTTTGATTGGTGATGAAAGAAGCGGCGTGTTTGTAGATGAAATGTGGGCAATTGATGAAGCAGATGGTGAACCAACAAATATACATGAAGCGTAAGAGATGATGGTAGTGAATGCGGAGGCTGATCCGCAAGGAATGGTGACCGAGTGGCGTATGGGCTGCGGGGTCAAAAATCCTAAATCCTCCATACAAGTCAGAGAATCCAGCACTGGCCACTACCTTTTTTTTGAATGCGACGAAGCGATAATATTGAATTAGATAGCGATCATTGTGCTTAAGAAGGATAAGATCATGATGACCCCGACCGACATCGATCTGGCGCATGCGCTGCGTGAGTTGATCCCATACGCGGCCGAGTGTGCGGCATGTCCCGGTTACAGGATCAAGAATGCACGCGCTGCCCTCGCTGCACACGAATCCCGCGCTGCGGAACCGGTGTATCAGGTGCGTCATTCTCAAACTTGGGCAGACGTAAATAAATCGGATTACGACATATCCAAATCTGAACGCCGCATTCTCCACACCCACCCGAACCGGCGCGGGATGTTGTGCAAACCATCCGCAATGCGCTGATTCTTTCGGCATGGTCGAGTCATAATGATTCGGCAACGGCGGCGCAGATGAGACAAGCGGCAATCCTGCTGTTCGGTCAAGAAATGTTCGATGCTGCGATAGAGAAGGAAAACAAGTGATGAACACGATAAGTGGTTTCGTTGAAATCCCATCTGTTGATCTTAAACTTGCGTGTAAGAAATTTCTAGACGCACAACAAAAGATGATTGATGATGAAAGAGAAATGCTGATTCAAAAAGAAATGAGTCGCATGTTCTTCCGTGCAAAGAGACGTGACATAGCTATTGCAAGACTACAAACCAGAGTCAAATATGGTGTTACAGAATGGATTCGCGCTAAGATGGTTGCATCATTTCGCAGATATGATGTTGAGGATCTTTATGATTCAGCATGCATGGCTCCGAGTGTTTTAGTGAATGCCAATTTTGCAAGTCTATTGAGACCATATCTAGAAACGGATGCATTCAAATGAATGATCTCGTAAAACATTTCAGCAAGAACACAGATGGTCGAGACTTTATTGTAGGTGACCTGCATGGGTGTTTTGATTCTCTTCGCCAATCATTGTCTGATGTAAATTTCAATGAATCCACAGATCGCTTGTTCAGTGTTGGTGATCTTGTTGATCGTGGAACGCAGTCTGAGGAATCCATTGATTGGATTGCCAAACCTTGGTTTCATGCTGTCCGCGGAAACCATGAACAAATGGCTATTGAAGTATTCGGTGGTGGGTGGCCTGAACATAATTACATCTCCAATGGCGGAAAATGGTTCACCAGACTCCCACCAGAGAGACAGAAATTGTTCGCACAGATTTTTGAAACTCTACCCATTACCATAGAAATAGATCACCAGATTGGAAAGATTGGCATCGTGCATGCTGATTGTCCTTACTCTGATTGGCATTCTTTTGTTAATGTTCTTAGCTCTGATGAAAGTGATGAATCAGACAACATCATTTATGAAATGAGCATCACTGAAAAAGCTATCTGGTCCAGGACTCGCTTTCAAAAGCAAGACACTTCCAATGTGAAAGGTGTTGAACGTATCTATGTTGGACATACTCCCATCAAGGAGTGGACGATTCTAGGGAATGTTTATTTCATCGACACTGGATGTGTGTTTGGTGGCAAGTTGACTCTGTTGGAGATCAAATAATGTACAATGACGAATATGTGAGCACGAAAGATCTTTTGAAATACACAAGCTACAAGAAGTATGTAGATGAACTTCTAAATTCAAATGGTAGAGTGAGTCATGTGTACATACCTATGTCTCCACTCATCAAAACCAAGGAACTGCAAAGAGCTGTTCATAAGTATGCTGGCAATGGTGTTGTTAGCACTTATGAAAACACCAACCATGAACTTGTTGTTTCAAGGATACACGTAACTACTTCCCCCAATCTAAATTTGAAAACCATCGAGAAAGATACAGATTCCAAGAAAACTCCTTTCATCTTCAAAGTGGGTGATAAAGGCAAGACGGTAGCTGGGGAGTCTTATGAGGTTGTTGAACGTACAGTAGCACTGAGAGTTAAGATCACCGACAAATTCGGACGTGTAAGAAACGCAATCAGGAAGGAAAATGGGGAAGTCGTTAATGGATGTAGTTATCAAAATAAAGAAAAATATAAGCTTCTACCACCCACTGAAAAACGAACTGTTTATTTGAATGTTTATCCAAAAAATACATTCTCTCACGACACACTAGAGGCTGCGAAGCGGAATGCTGATAAGGACGTTTTAGCTGTTGGCATACCTGTTATGATTGAATTCTCTCGCGAAGAAAGCAGTATTTGAATGTTCAATGTTTATCTAGATGATGTTAGAAAGGAACCTGTTGAATGGGTTCGAACCAAGACTGCACCTGAAACTGTATCAATGTTGATAGAACATCAAGGACAAATCAATATATTGTCACTGGACCATGATCTTGGAGAATGTGAGCATGCTGGAACAGGCCATGATGTTGTTTTGTTCCTTGAAGAACAGGTCTACAACAATCCTAAATTTATCTTCCCGAAACAAATACAATGTCATTCTGCGAATCCAGTTGGGAGGGACAGAATAGAACAAGTGATAAGAAAATTGAGAAGAATGGGTAAGATTGTTTGAGGAGCCGAAAGGCTCCTCTTTTTTTTACACAACTATCAGAAAATCATTTATTTTTAAAAACAGGCCAGAAAATTCCCAACAAATTCAATAATTTAGAAACACCAAATTTACAGAATTTTCCTGAAGCTACAAACCCTTGGCTCATGCTTAAATCAGCGAAAATCAAAGATTCTGGTCAGAGTTAATCTAATCCTTTAAGTAGTTGCTTAGCCTTTTCATCTTGTAAAATTGCTTCCGTGTAGATAGGCAATTTCAAGTCTTTGACGATAACAGGCAAAAATCCCAAGAATTCAATGAAAGGGGTTATCACGCACCAATCTTGTTCAGGCACTTTGAAATACAGCATTGTTGTGCAAGCTGGTCCAAAAAGATTATACAATATCACGAGATGGTTTAGAAGCAGACGTTCTTTGATCTCGCCAGTTTCCTGGTATCTGCTACACAGTCGCTTTACATATCTGAAACGACAAAGATCTTCCTCAAACTCTTCCTTCGAGATACAAGACGGATTGTTATAATGTTTAGCTGCGAAGAGTTCGAATGTATCTTTGGTGAGAATCATATTACTTGTTGCTGATATAAGACAAGGAAATTCCCACATTAGGAGTATTAGCGGAACTGGTTCCATCACTCACAGTACACCAAGCAGTGCCAGAAGCACTAGTAATACTATCAGCTCTAAAAGAAACACTAGCATCAGTGTTCGCGTTTGTAATGTAAATATTACCACCGTCTGTGCTGGTAGTGGTAACATGCCAATTGTATGTGTAGGAACCATGCCCATTGTGGCCAGCCGCTACGGTTGATGGACTGGTAACAGCTGTGCCTTTTATTGCAAGTCCCGATGCTGCTCCTGACGCCTGTGTACTGTTAACTGTAGCACTCACAGGTGTGTAAGTTATCGTAACAGCAGAATACATGGTGCCTGTGACTGGTCCAGCTATCGTTTGCCCATTCAATAGAATAGACGCATTGTAGCTATACACAGCATTAGCAGTTGTAGAACTCGTCAATGTTAGTGAACCACCTGTGTTGCCGCCATTGATAGCAACTGTTCCAGTTGCGCCACTGGATTTCACGATACTTAACTGATAAGCGCCACCAGTAGCATTAGAACTCAATGCTATGGTTGATTTGGCAGTTAGACTTCCACCACCTGAAACAGCGGCATTCGCAACAGATACGCCAAACGCTGGGTTGTAAACTGTTGCAGTCAAGGCATAATTTCCAGATGTTAATGTTGTTATCAAATTACCATCTGGATCATATACATTACAAGTCTGGTAAATGGTTCCAGTTGTTGTACCAACACTTCCCCTCGTCTGTGTGGTCGTAATATATCCATTTGAACCACCTGGAGTTGACCATGCAGGAATTGTTCCTGAAACACCATTCATTATCCAGAAAGCATAATCACCTGAACCTGTGAGTCCATTTAAAATGCACTGTGATGATGTAGTCTGAGCGAAGTTGAAGCCAGCAGCAGACACATTGCTTGGTGTTGTTAGAGTGTAATTAGGAACGGTTCCTGTAGCTGATAGAGACACCTGTTTGGTAGCACTTTGAATCACGGTGCCATTTGTAAGAACATTGAATGTCACATTGTATGTCGCGGATGATGTTGTGTGCAGACCTGTAACACTCAAAGTACAACTAGTGTTACCAGCGCCATAATTCACGGATGCACTGCCGGAAACAGGTGCAGCTGAAACTTGGTAACTCACTCCAGGAATAGAAGCATTCGCGGACGCAGTCAAAACAATTGATGCAGTTGAAGTGAATTGTGCTGATTGCGTGTTAGATGTTGGGCCTGAAATCACCAATGCTGGATCATAGAGCTGTGAAGACACTTGAATTGTTGGTGTAGGACTTACTGTGGCAACAGCTGTTCCATTCACGTACAAAGTAACAGCGGCAGGATAACCAGAAGCTGATAAAGAACCAATATCACTCTCTGTTAAATATCCAACCCATTGGCTGTTTCCTGAACCTTGTAAATAATTACTCGTAAGTGCACCAGAAACAGCTGTCCATGCTCCCCATGTCCAAACCGGCGCGCTTATAGAAGAATTGCAAGTTGCTGTTTCAATTCCATAAGCAGTCTGGGCACTTATCCAACCCGCCACGATACTGTTTGCACCTGACACGGATGGAGAAGGATCATAATTGTTAGCAGTCAATGATACGGTTGATGCCCAACCAATGTCATTTGATGATGCTTCATAGAATGAGATTGTTGGTTGAAAGGTGATTGTGTCTGAAAGATTCTGATAAGTCGCACCAGTCTTTAATGAATAATTCATTCTCCAATGGACGGTGTTTTGCACCCCATTTGTCAGAACAGGAGCGTCTCCTGTGTTTGATACAGCAACAGATAACGCAGTTGCTCCATTCCACAAAGTCAAAATGTAGCTGCCAGAAGCTGTTTGAGCCGTGTATCCATAGACAGCAGAATTGCTGAAGCTTATTACAGGATTTGGGAAGTAGGAACGCAGAATCACAGGATAGCTAAAAGTCTGCACCAATCTTCCAGAATCATCTAACAGATTGCCTGAAATAGTCGTGGTGTAATATGCAACAGGCGCAGCTGATGTCAGAGTGGTAGTGAATCCAATAACAGATGCTGTTGTGTTAGAGGTGAAACTGTAACCACTCGTTGTGTTAGAGCAATTCCAACCAGACAGTGTGTATCCAGAAATATTGCAAGTTGGTGTTGTTGTGATGTTTAAGTTGGAAGCAGTTGAACTCAACAATTGCGTGTTGGTTGCGTTAGAAGGAACAGAAAAACTATAAGCATTCTGCTGGGCAATTAAACTGAATGTTTGGGCTGATGAAGTGTAAACCACCGCATTACTGTTGGGATCTACAGCAGTAACTTGCCATGACTCAACCACTGTATTAGTTGATGGCACAACTGTTGTTTGAGTCCAAGTTGCAGTTGAGTTATTGGCAGAACCAGATGTTGAGAATGTTGGGGAGGCGCCAGAAGTGTTAGAATAAATCCAACCCACTTTACCTGATGATGTTGCTGTTGCTGTTGCAATCGCTGTTTGTGCTGCATATCCAGATTGCGTGTTTGACACTGGTGTGACAAGTATTGTTAATCCATAAGTACCAGCCACCAAGGTCACAGTTTGTGTATTTGCATTCAGAGACCAATTGGTTGATGTATCATAACAATTAGCTGTGATGTTGTAAACAGCATTGGTGAATAGATAAGTGTTGGCATCAAGAGATAATGTTAATGAAGCATTTTGATTGTTATTTGCTACTGATAAAATGGCATTTGAACCAGAAACTTTAGTAGCAGACCAAACAACATTAGTTCCTGGTGGAGTATTGCCAGAAACAGCTAAGACAACAGAAGAACTCAATGGACCACTGTTGGCATATTGAGCATTAGAAGTTGGACCTGAAACAATCAAATTGTAAGGTTGAACAGTGGCACTCAAGTTGACATTTGTTGTTGGACCTGATATTGTGATTGATCCATAAGACAGAGTGGGTGTTATTCTCCAAGCTGATGTATTGCTTCCTGTGCGTTGGGAAATAACATCAGATAATGTTATACTAGCTGGCGTTACGCCAACAACACCAGATGATAGTGACACATTAGCAACGCCAGAAACAGCATTGTATATCCATGCGAATGTTCCTGCTTGATAAGTTGCGTAACCAGATGTTGCTGCAGTCTGAGCAGTAAATCCTGTAACAGAAACATTAGATGGTGGTATGTAATCTAAGCCATACACCAATCCTTGCATGGATATATTCGCAGAATGCGTCGTGATAAGAGTCGTCAGAGTAGCATCAGAATACATATTGGCTGTAACAGTCACGATGCTGTTTGCTCCGCCATATGTGGTAGAATTAGCAGCTATCAGAAGAGATAGATTGGCGGTTAAATTACCAGAAGCTACTGTCAAAGTAGCCGCGTTGCTCCCTGAAACAATAGTACTGTTCCAAGTGATTACTGAACCAGGAGTATTGCCAGATACAGAAAATGGAGCGGAAGCATACAATGGACCTGAATTAGATGAAACAACAACATTTGCAGGTGCAGTAAAAATGAAATCATTAGAATACATAAAAGCTGAAACATTGGCTGTCACTCCACCACCTGTAACAGTTTGCCCTGAGAGCATGACCAATGCTGTCAACTGATATGAAGTTGCATTTACCAATCCAGCTCTAGAAGAAGATGCTGTAAGCGTGACTGTGTTGCCATTGATTGAAACTGCTGAAGTATTATTAGGAATCACATTCCAATTAATAGTTGAGCCAGGAACGTTAGCATGGGCTGTAACTGCCAAGGTTGCAATCTGGTTGCTGTAACCATTCGCAAAGGAAACAAATCCTGAAGGAACAGAAGTGAAAGTCAAATTGGAATTATAAACATTCGCTTGTAAATTGACGTACACCGTGTTGCTACCAATCAAAGTGTTTCCATAATAGACTGAAGCAGTCACTCCAGCATTGGCAGCAGAGTTACCGATGCTTGATCTAGACAATGAAAGGGACGCATTAGCACCAGAAGAAGTGAAAACAGTTGCGTCACCAGCAATAAGATTAGATGACCAAACTATATTGGCTTGGTAAACATTGGTCAAGAACTGCAGATTGACACTAGAATTAGCTGTGAAATAACTAGATTGACTGTTACTCAAAGGGCCAACGATAGGTCCAACACCATATTTGCCTGATAGATCAGCAAAACTGATAGCACTTTTGGTAGGTATGTCAGCAGCAATACCTGTTAACGCTCTGACTAAAGTATCATTGATGGTGATAGGAGCAGTCTGAGCGAAATTTAATTGCTGGTTTACACCTGAAAAGGAAGTATTAGTTGGCATACTCCCTACTCATTAATGATGGGTGTTGTATTACTTTCCGCATCGACGACCAAAGGAGGCATTCCAGCCAAAACAGCAGGTTCAATTTGAATGACTCCATATAAAGCTTTCATGACTGTGTTATCAGAAGGGTCCGTCAACAATACATTGTATGAAAAATTGCCTGAAGGAATTGTAAGCATGACTCCAGAATTAGCAACCAATGTAATAGTACCATTTAAATCTGTTGAAACTCCCACTGTATACATAGTTGGAGTTGCATTCTGCCACAACATTGGAGATGTTGTTATATAACAAACACCATTTGCATTCGTCAAATCAACCACTGCACCTGATCCTGTTCGAGCATTCCAAACAGCTCTATTCAGAGTGGTACCTTGTGATATGGATAAATCAAGGCGAACAGGAAGGAAATCAAACATCTGATTCATCATCCTTTCTGATATTAATTGCTGATTGAGCTGAACGTGCGCTTTCATCAAAAGCAGCCTGAGCCTTATAACGAGTCTGTGCAACCGCAATAGGATGGAGCTCATGAATCAGTCTATCAATCTGTCCCTGTTGTCTCTGCACGATTGCTAACAGAACAGGAATCAGTCCTATGTAATTGACACCAAGATATCCATCTGACTCTCCACCCACGCAGTAGGGTAATATCTTCTGCAAATCTTGGGCAATAACACCATGACTATGAAGACCTGCTAGAGGACCTGCCAATTCATTCCAATCAAATTCAACAGCTGGTAATTCATCTAGAACCTTGTTTATCAAATCATTCTGAATAGGTTTAACATTGTCCTTCAATCTCTTGTCTGAAGGTTGAAATCCTTGAATGTTTCCTGTGGCATAAATGTTACCATAGACGGTGACATTAGCAGATACGGAAGTGTTACCTATGGAAACAACATCAGATATTGAATTAGCAACAACAGTCATGATGCCAGCAAAAGATGAATTACCAGATGCTGTCAATGTGTTAGTTGATGTTGATCCAGTGACTGTTACATTGTTTCCAACTGAAACTGCTCCATTAGAAACAATGGATCCTTTTGATGTTAGAGAGCTCGCAGCATCCAATACAACAGCAGTACTCTGAAAAGTCAACGCATTAGATGAAGTTGTAATGGTATTGGCATTTAATGTGTAAACAACAATCGCACCATTATGTGTGACGGTTCCAATTGTAGCAACGTAGTTGTTGCCTGAAAATTGAGTCGCGTTCGCAGGCGATGTGTCAGAAGTTAAAGCCACATTATTCAATGCGTTAGCAGACAAATTGGTGTTGTTGAGCCAACCAGAAAAGGTTGAAGCTGTATTCACTGTCCACAAAGTATTGCTGCTAATTGCCATGGTTCATTAAATCCTTGAGGAGTTGCTTGATCTCAGTCAAGTCTTGCTCTAACTTGTTAATTCTGTTATTATTTAGTTTGGATTCTTGCAATCTTTGACGTTCACGCCTGTAAGCTTCTAACTTGCTAATATTAGTGTTCAGTAAGACACCATGATTTCTATCAACTGTGAAATCTGGATATTCTTTTGCTCGAAAAATGACCTGTTCTATCATATCTTACATCTGTTGGGCTAGAGCTCTAATATCATTCAATGTTGGCACTATATTGGTATTGGTACCATCAACTGCTAAAATAACCTTGATAGCGAACGCTTTGTAATTTACAAAAACTCCATTGCCGTTTGTATATTGAACAGCTTGAACAACACCATTTACGACTGGTTGATATGCGGTCCCTGCGATGGTTGGCACTGCATTACCAAAAGTGAATTGGTATTCACGATAATCTTCAGTGTCTTTTGGATCAGAATAGATGCCGACATTAGAAATTTGAACCATCTGTGTCCAAGGCTCTGAATCAAAAGAGGTTGAATCTTCTGAATTCCAGATCTTAGAGTACACATAAACTTCTGTACCAGCAGGTTTGTAAGCATCAATCCAGATATTCATGGTTTCAGCGTCCATGCCTTCAGCCAGCACAACAGTTTCGCTTATGTATCTCGTCAAAGCAGCACCCAAGTCTCCAGATTCTCCAGCAGTGTTGGAATTGATCTGGTTGCTATACACTATCAAAGAATGTTCTTTGGTGTCAATGATAGGAGACAGATAATCAGAATTGGAAATCATGTTCACACGCAATTGTGTTGAAGACGCATTTCCCAAGGAAGCCACTTCATTTGACTTGCTCAAAGCAAAATGAGTCGCGTCTGTAAATTGTTCTTCAGTCTGAATTGGGATCGTTCTCCAGGTTGAATCTAAGACAGGAGTGGTTCCATTGGGTTTGGTAGTACCCAAGAACTGATATGAAACACCTGTCATACTATCAGTTGGGCTACCAATTTTAGCAGTCAGGCCATCTGTTTGAATATCATAAACACTATTGATGGTAGAAATGGCTTGTAGAAATGCCCCATTCAAACTCTTCTCAACTGGTGCACGGACGATCTGGATAAGTTGGCCATTAGAGAAATTGCCTGTGCTGTTGTAACAATACAGAAGTCCATTGGTAAGATCGTATTTGTTGATCTTAGCATAAATCAAGGTATTGGCTTGTGAATTTGCAGTCAGACCATAAACTTCATCACCTGCAACAATGTCAATAGGACCACTTAGGAAATTCGTATTCGCTAGAACAAAGATTTCTGTATTTCCTTTGACCAGTCCCGCATATGCTGTATTAGCAATGTTAAATTGTGCACGGTAGATAGTGTACTTCAGGTCCTCATTAGGGATCTCGGCCCAGACGTTTGAGTTCTTAGCATAGTAGAGTGAACCACTTGCTGGGTTTGAAGCTACAACAGAACCTGAATTAATATCCACATCTCCAGCTGCTGCGGTCCAGATTTCATAATCAGGAGCAACACCCAAAGGTTTTACAACCATAGCATACGTGGTGTTAGATTGTAGAAATACCAATCTGTTGAATGAGAACACAGTTTGGGCTGTGCCTGTGTTAGAAGCAACAACTGAACCTGCCGGAAGGGTGCACGTAGCACCCAACACCGGCTGCGAAACATCTGGTAAACCTTTGCTGAGATTCACCAATTGCAATTGTACACCAAATGAAGAAGAAACCGCGCTGAAGAACAGCGCAATATCGCGAACATAAATTCCAGAGATGCCTGTTGGAGTTGTTACCGTAAAGGTCTGCGCGATAGAAGCGTTTGCGTAGTTTACAGATGTCTGATTCTGTGTGGCCATTTATATCTCTCTTTACTCTTTCTTAATGGTGACTCTGCCATTAGTCGTGTTATGAACAGAAACATAGAAGTCTTTCTGTTCACCAGCCCAGTAGCACAAATCTTGGCCAGATATTGAAATTCTGTTCACTGTTCTTTCTTGAACAGGTTCTACTTTCATAATAGTATCCCAGAACACATATGGGGTCTTTCCTATTTGTCTTGAATCCATTACAGGCAATTGTTTGCCTAATGAATTCTCTGGTAGGAATCTCTCGAAATCACGTCCTTCGAGAGGAGTAGATGAAGAAATCACGACTGTGGCGCCACAAGCCATATGTAGTCTGAAACATGGTTGCAAACTTTGGTAAGCGCGACTGATGCGACGAGACAATACATTTAGATCCTTATGCCTACACGCTGAAATCAAATCATCCTTAGCATATTCACCAATTAGTTTGTTATCAAGTGGAGTGTAGGATTGCACATCAGCGCATCCACCGCCACCACCCATTGGTCGAGTTGGTTGTATCTGTGTGATAGCATTCATTGTCATCTGCATACTTACATTAGCCAGTGATGTGTTACCAGAAACATATGTAGCAGTCACTCTGTAAGTTGAAGTGGTGTTTGAAGCGCCATTCTGCAAGAAAGCCCAGAATTGGTTGTTGCTTGGCGGATTCCACTTGCTGTTAAATATTGTGTTTGAACCTGAAATTGGTGTGATAGCCCAATTCCAATATGCGCCAGGAACTGTGTTAGAGCTCGTTGCTTGGAACACAATACCAAATCCGGCTGCGCAAGTCACATTATCAGATACGATGTCTCTCAATTGTGAATTCCACACGTTACCAGCTGGTGGTGGCATTCCTGTCACTTCTAGATAAGCAGTGATTTGAGGGACCACATTTGGAGAAGGTGGTGGGAGAGCAGGAACCAATCTGCTCAACTTATAAGACTGAACAGTAGATGAAGTCAAGCCAGAAGAGTCTTTCGTAGTCAATGTCACGTTAACTTGTTGTGTATTGGTCAACATGTTAGAATATGTATGACTTACAGATTGTCCTGGAGTTGTAATGACCTGTGTTGAACCATCACCAAAATTCCAAGTCCACTGGCTGATAGGATTGCTACCAGCTGCTGAAGTGTCAATGAAATTCAATGTTGGGAATGTAGGGGTTACAGTGGTAAGTGACGCAGTTCCAGAAGTCAATTTGAAAGCTGCTGTTGGAGCAGTGTTCGCTCTAACAGGCACAGTTGTTGGTGGTGGTAATGATGGAGGAGGAGCTGGTGGTGGCACTCTGTAAACTACATCAGCAATAAACACAGCAGCCGCTCCAGAAACAGGAGCGTCTGTAACCGCATCAATTGATGAATCCAATACAGTTACAACATGTTGACCACCCATGAAGTAGTTGGCTGGTATGCTCAATTTGGCATACAAGTTACCACGTGAATCGGATTGCAGAGCATTTCCCCAAGTTCCTGATCTTGTTACTAGACTATCATCAGATGTGTTACCAGAAGCGTTATATGTACCAGGAGCTGCCCACTGGTTTGCAAGAACACTGTCAATGTATATATTGTATTGTGTATATGGTTTCAAACCACTCGTGACAATGGCCAATTGTCTGGTTGAAATATAAGACTGTACAGAGACATTGATATAAGTGGCATCATTCAAAGAATAACTGTTTGGATTGTTTTCATTACCACTTAGAATTGTAGCACTGCGCAATGAATTGGATTCGCTGTTGGAAGCAGCAGCCAATGAAGTCTGAACAGATTGTCTCCACCAACCAAAGGTCATTGTTAATGGTGGACCTGCCATCTCAGCCAACGCCATTGTTGCTGGTGATCCATCAGAAGATATAGATGCTGCTGGTGCAAATGCTTCTACTTCAGACCAGAAATCAGGATACACACGCATACTACCAGCGAAGGTTGGTGGCATACCAGACAAGAATCTTTCATCTGTTGCATAACCTTGGGTAATATGTGGAACAGAATTATAAGCAATTGACAATGAGTCGCCAGTCTGTTGAATGTTTTGAGAGTCTGCACCACTGTATTGCAACTCAACGAACCAAGGATAAATCAATGGACGTGCATAACTGTTCTGAGCGTCGATAGCAATCTGATATTGTGGAAGATCAGTCCTACCAAAAGCATGGCTGGACATTGGATCAACGAAAATACCATTCTTGAATTGTTCTTGACCATTACCATTGATTGTGCTGGTTGAAGCTGCAGCATTCTCGAGGGTATTCAATGTTACATAGTATTCAAGCTGTGATATACGCTGGTCTAATGAAGAAATATCATTCATCGTATAACGACGATGGCTCTGTAAAGATACCGCCATATCATAAGTTGCAGGAGCATTTGGAAACTCCTGTTGTTCATTAGAAGGCAAAGAAGGATATGGTGGTACTGTGATGCTAGCAATGGCCAAATTTGTATTCGCGTCATAAGTAGATAGACGTGGATTCAAGGATGGCACACCTTCAGCAATATTAAATGAACCTGAAGAACTTAACAACAACAAGTCCTTTCGTCCTACATAATGTGTTGCGTTACAAATGAAGTTTCCAGATGGGAAAGGAGTTTGTCCTGTTGTTCTGGCATCAAACGTGTTAGAGTCAGTAGGATTCAAAGTGGCATTTGACAGAGAGTTACCAATGTTAGCTGTTGCTGTCTTGTAAGGACGGAAATCAACACAATCTCTCAAATTGTAGGAAGTCTGTTGTGAAATTGAGAAGAAGGTGGGAATTTCTGCAGTCTTGATCGACGCAAGTGTATTGGCTGAAACCGTGTCATCCACAGGATAACTATCAATGCTGAAGAAGCCAGACCCTGTTGTGTTGTTAGGAGTGAAATGATCAACCATCACAACCATCAACTGGTTGGCATAAGCAGCTACATTCGCAGTTGGAGATAGACTCAAGGAACCCAATTCATAATATCCATCACGTTCTCCATTATCAACAATAAAATCATTGATATGGTTAATGGAAAGATCAGGTGAAGAGTTGGTAATCGCGTATACTGCTGTGACATTCAAAATATCTGGCAATCCGAGACACCAAGGACCAATGTCCAAACCTGTGTTGGCTGGCTGAATTAATACAGTGGTGGAGCGATTGATTTGTTTTGCTGTCTGTGTAGCACCTGCACGCAAAGCATAGAACTCCATTACAACGTTAGCTGTGCCAGTGTAATTCAGTCCTACATTTGCAAAGCCTGCCGTGGTATTGCTGAACGTGACTGTACGAGTCGCGCCATCAAGAGGAATTGTTCTTCCTTGTTGTTCAATACGCCAGATCTTAGCTGAAGCATTTGCAACAGTGCAAGTGGTTTGAAGAGCAGTAGAGTTGACTACAGATTGCACTAACCACGAACCACTGTTGGTTCCCACCACATCCCCAGGATAGAACACAGAGTTGCCAATAGCTGGGGACGAACATGTTATCAAACCATTGGCAGAAGTTACAGCATTGTTTGCAATGACAGCGCTTGCTGTATTAGACACAACAGTTAGAGTAATATATTGTAGTTCCGCTTGTGTTGCTGAACCCACGCCAAATCCTAGTTGTTCTCCAGAAACAGGTACAGAGAAGGCAACTTTACCTGTTGTATCCATTGAGGTAGGAACAGAAGCCATGAAATAATAATTGGTGTCAGAAGCACCATTTGCATTTACCAAACTCTTGGTTGCACTTGATCCCAATGAAAAAACCAATGGTGTGTAAGCAGAATCAACTAGAGTTGCATTTACAGTTGAAATATCAGCAAATGCGTTATTGCCTGATGATGTATAAACTAGACTCTTAACAGCAGGGAATCCAGTGTTAGATGACATGGATATATCAAACAGATAAGCATTAGAAATACTGTTTGGTTGTCCTTGAAGAGACTGGACAGGCAACAATTCCCTTAGAATAGCAGTGCCAATCTGATTACCTGTTGGTGCAGTTAAAGAGTTCTTTCCTGTTGACACGGCATGTTGAGCAGTGTCATACAATAGAATTTCAGTGTCTCTTGGGAAGTAACCAACTAATTCATCAACTGTTAGATAGTTACCATAGGAAGTTGTTACCACTATGCTGTTAGAAGAAGTTGTATCTGTACCACGACGTTCTACAACATCCAAACTTGACAGCATCTGAATGCGTTCACCTTCTACATACGCCAATCCTGGCTGCACTGTCAAAAGAACACTGTTTGCATCAGCAGGATTGGTATTTGAAGACACCAAGAATGGCTGTATAATGAAGTGGCCTGCTTCCTCATAAGTGCGCTCAGCAAGCGCATCACCCAATGTGCTGTATTGTGGATCAGTCTTTTGAAAGACCGCACCAGTGTTAGAAAATTGCACGATTGGAAAGAAAGTGCTGTTAGATGAAAGCGAAGAAGTCGTTACAGAAACAAGATTGGCTGTCAACTTCAAGCGATATGCACCAGGAGCATTATAATTTGGATAACCAAGCGCATTATCAGTCAATGATGGATCAATGTCTTCAGTGATGATAGAGGCTGATGTTACAAATCCTAATGAATAATTAGCTGGAGTTGCTGTATTAGGATTAACAACAATGGTTTGTGGATCAACATTTACAAAGAATCCAGACTGATAGACCACACCTTCAGAAATATAAGCGCCATATGAATAACCACTTGCGTCTGTATTGGTAAAAGCTGCATTAGTTGTAAGAACACCATTCGCTGGAGCTGAAATATAAGGATCAGAACCAGAGCACAACATGTTGATTGACCCAATCAATGCACCAGTATCATATACAAAGCTGTTGATGCCTGTGTTGGTTGCAGGAGTGTTCAGCAATATCAAAGATTGTCCAGTCTCGAAGAAGTCCTGAATATTATTTACAACGATAGTCTGTGCAGCAGTATTTACAGCTACAATCACACCTGTTGCTAGAACATTCGCTGTGTTGCCAGTCTGAACGCATTGTACAACAGAACCAATAGAACCAATGAATCCAGTCACAGATGAGTTACATGTTAAAACGATGTCTTCGACATAAGAAGTGTTAGAACTGTAAACATTAAGATATTCACCAGGAATAAATTTGGTGTTACCTGTTGAACCAGGAGCCGTGTAACGAACAAAGAATTTACCAGGATTTTGTGAAGCGAAACCTGCCTGTGTTGAAACCAAATAAGCTTGAACACCAGAAGTGTTACCAACAACTACAGCGCCTGTTAGCAGAGGATCATTCTGCGCCAATGAAGAATTGTTTACAAAATGGTCAGCTAGAGCAACCCACTCAAGGTTAGGGATATATTCAATTGAGCACCCTTCAACCACACTGCCATTCTTATATACTGTAGAAGCAAACTCGCTGATCTGATTTTGAATTTGTTGCTGTAGATTATTAACTTCACGGGTTTGAACAGCAACTCCAGGACGGAACAAAATCTGGTAATAATTCTTGGTCGCATCAAAGTCAGCAAAGAAAGGCGCTGCTGCTAATAGATTGGAAATTGTTGGGTCAAAATTAGATGGCATTTTATGGACTCAAGAAAACATGAATGGTATCTGAAGGAGAAACCGGATTGTGTAAGACAGGTGTAAAATTGCTAAGGTAGATTATTTCACCACTGTAGGGTTCAAGACTTGGCGCTCCTGTTATGGTATTTAGTGTCAGTTTCGCGCCCGAAGACAAACCAGTCAATACTTCACCGACTTGAATGTTTCCTTCCCAACCTGTTACATCAACAGTCAGAGCTGAAGCATTAGCAGCTGCTACAACTACAATTCCGTTTTCAGCTGATCCTTGAAGTATCTCACCAGTCTGGAAGAAAACACCACCGTCAGAAACAAATTTCATGGACACACGTTGATTGAATGAAATGTGTGTGTAAGGATTGTTGTTCTGATAGAAAGTAGGATTTTTTAATATACCAGCAGACCTGTAAGTAAAATTGACATTAGCTTCACCCAAACCGAAATTAGAGTCAGTATTGGATAAAATAGCTGTTATGCCGATGGTGTTAGCGAACAATTCTGACGCAACATTAGAACCATGTCCGCCAGCAGGACTGATAATCGCTCTCAAGGAAGCGTTGGCACCAAACACACTTGGAGTCTTAATTAAAGCAGTCGCAAAATGGTATCCGGAACCAGGATTCAAAATAATCACATCAGAAACACCACCATTGGTGTTAGCAACTGTTGCATATGCACTGAAATCTGTTCCATCTCCAAGAACCTGCACAGCAGGTCCTATCTGATACTGATAACCAGCATTGATTTGGTTTGCAGTAAATGAGCCAGCTACTGTGATTTGTTGATATGGACCAGCAGATACAGAACTCAGGATAGAGAAATTATTTACTATGCCGCCTGCTCCCCAAACTGTTAGATAGCATCCTTGATAATAGTTTACATAAGGACTAGGTTGGGCAGACAGGTAAATGCTTCCTGCTCCATTCGCTCCTGTTGAAACAATCACACCACTAGATGTGGGATAATTTGAACCAGAGCTTGCGACATCTACACTGTATATGGCTCCATCCACAGCATTGTTAGAAGTATTGGCTTCCTGATACACAGGAATCATTGAGGTTGTTGAATAAGGTTGTGTTGGTGGCAATGTGTACAGATACATCCATTGGTAACCATCTGACAACACAGGTGGGAATGCTTCTGATGAATTAACAGTAGGTTGCACTGTGCTAGGCATTCCTTGCGCGTTATTCAAACATTTGTAGACAACACCAGAGCTATTCACGACAAAAAATGATTCATTAGACAAATCAGGATCTTGGTCATCATACTTTGCATAGACGGTATTGCTGGTCCATCTATTCAGAGGAACCATCATCATAAAAGTATTCGGACCAAGTTTCTCACCCATCATCATCTGTTGATAAGGAACATAGAATGTGCCATTAACAGACGTGTTTACAGCGTCTGGAGTTGGATCATTCACGAAAGGTTCAGAACGTCCAACAAACATATAGTAAGAGTCAGCATCAATAATAGAAACAAGATTAGCACCTGTACCAGTGTTACCAGCAACAGAAAGAGAAGGTGCTATGCTATACAATCCGCTGGTGGTAACATTCGCTTCTGTTATCACACCATTGGGATCAGTCATCACAGTGGCAATTGCATCAGGTGTTAACACTGGATCATTAGGATCACGGGTGAAAACAATATTGGTGCCATTAGAATAAGCAGTGCCACCATTTTCAATCTGAACAATGGAAATGGGTCCCTGCATAGAAGCAAGCACATCAGTATTAAAAATTTGGGAGAATCCTGAGAGAATTACATTCTGTGCCATGTTATGAAACCTGTATGCTGGACTGCCATCCAAATGATGATGATTGGCGTTGTACCATTCTACCAAACATCTGCGTTCCTGCTACATGCCAACCATTCTTAACAATGCTAGCATATTGATCTGGTGATAATGAAGATTGAATCTCGTAACTATAATTCTGATAATAATATGAATCCTGCAGATATTTATCATAGTCTAGAAAACCCTGGGTGTTCTTCCACTTACCATATCCATAGCCAACTCCAACAATCTGTGCAATACCATTTGCAAATATACCCTTGTTGTTTGCGCTGAATAATCCAAGATGTTCTCTAGACACAAATCCTATTCCAGACTGTTTCACAACAACATTGGCAATGGCTCCAGAACCAAATGCAGCGAAACCAACAATGTTAGCATCTGTTCCATCCAGAACACCATTCAGATCTAGCAAATGCAAGGAAGCAATCACTGGATTATTTACTGTGGCGGTTATCTGTGAAGTGTATCCAGCACCAGGGTTGACTGAAGTTAAAAGCTCTATGGTGCCGACTTCAATAGTCTTTATGTTAAGTGCTACTTCTAGGGGTGTGCTGATATTGGCAGAAGGGTCCTCAGGAAAGCCATATGATGTTGCATGCAAGACAGTGTTGGTGTAAGGATAAATGAAATCATTACTGCATGTTACATTGAAAGTATTAGACAATGAACCAATTTGAAATGTCGCTCCTGAACCAGGATCTGTATTAGACTGTGTGATAGTTATGCTCTGATCTGTGAAACCAATTGAATCAGTGGTGGTATTAACATATCCAACGCCACCATCAACGATCTGAAAATTCACAACACCATTCTTAGGCTCAACTGCTGACACAACACCCACAGCATTAATTGCTGGATTGGTTTCTGTTGTAGCAAGGAAGACGTTTAGATTATCACCAATATCAAAATCTAGACCACCTTGATAGACTAACACTCCACCTAGAGATCCTACTATGTAAGGTGTATTCAATGAATCCATCAGCATACTGCTAAATTTGATAGCTTCATTGGGAATGAATGTTCCTGATATATTGCTAACATATAGAAGATAAGAACTCTTGCTCTTTGAGAGCATCCTTCTTTCAAACCGATACACATAAGCAGTTGCACCAGATTGTGCTCCAGTTACTATGCTTCCTTCAGTTTTCACCAATACAGGACTGTAAGACACTTCTATGTAATTCTCTTCATTCCAAATACCATCTGATGTTTTGAAAAGATCATTGCCTGGTCTATACACATCAACATCTTCGCCATAAAGAGCATTAAACAAATATTTTATGCCTTGGGTTGAACCTTTCATCCCGATGATTTGTTTGATGTTCTTAACCAGTGATCTTACATCAGCATCAGAGAAATTGGCAAGAGGTATACCCTGTAGATATTTGGTTTCAAAGTGAGACAGATATTGAGGCAGAGTGGTGTCAATGTCTCTGTTAAGCATTAATGCTTGAGACTTTGCGTCAATGTTACCTTCTAATCCAAGCCATGTGTAATAGGCCTGAAGGAAGGCAATGAACAAAGGACCATTCTGTCTATAGATAGAAGGTAATTGTTGAGGAATATATGGAGCTTGATTTGTTTCTAGTGAAAATATATCAGGCGTTGACATATGGCACCACGTTGACGGTTACATTTTGTGGTGTAATAGAAAGAATCTGACTGCTCCCAGCTATAATGTCTGAAGAGTGAAGTTGAGCTGTGAAAGATAAAACATTAGATGAGGAAGGCATCGCTTGAATAATAAATGGAACGATAGAAACTTGCCCTGTAGCATAATCCACAGAACCAACAGATGGAGTCAAAACAATTTCTGTATTGCTGGCCATTACAACATTTAATACACCCAAACCATTATCCTGAATCAAAGCTTGTGTGTTTGAAGTGTAATAGAACACAGAACTAGAAAACACTGGGCTGAAACTAGAAGGATAAAGAGTTGGAGATGAAAATGGGTAGTACAGAGGATTCTGATAATTGAAGGAATAACCTGTAACCACTCCAACAGGAGGTATGTAATTCTTAATTAAAGATGTTGTGAATTGCATACTGATTATTGAAGCGTCGATAGCAGTAATGCTATTTGACAATGGTGTTTCCCAGAAACTTGCACCGAACTTCTCTAGACTCGTCTGATCATATGTTAGGATCGTGTCAACGATTTCTGCTGTCAACTCTTGTGGGGATGAAGAAGTCTTCAATGGATTGTAAGCAACAGTGCATTCAAGATTGATATTGTAGATATCTGGTTGTATGACTTTTGCTGTTAAACCCAAAGACATAATAGGTTGCAAGAATCCAATCACTTCATCCGCAAGATTTGAGGGAATGAAATCTAATCCTGCGAGTTTTCCACTTACCAACACGATTCCATATTGTTTTTGAGGTGTAGCATCCTCACCACCATAAGCTGCAACTGATTGAAATTGCGGGAAATTATCTTGGATTAATTCCTTATAATCATCTGGAGTAATAGCTTTTCCCTGGGTCTGGTAGTATCTAGGAGCTGAGAACTGGACGCTTTCACTTGTTTCTCGTTCAGATCCTCCAGCAGCGATTGTATTGGCGGCAGATATGTTGATAGTGACACCAACCAATCCTGTATTGGACATGGGGCTGAAGTTCCCAACACCATTGCCACCTGTCCCAGATGTTTCCCTGTAATTAACAGTGACTATATTGCCAGGAGATAAAGCAGCTCCAATCCTACCATTTCCAAACACTATCTGATAATAATTGTCTCTATATCCTTGCAAGAACCAAACTTGACTGTTAGATGTTACACCAGAGAATCCTGAAGAATAATTCCAAGTCGCGGTTGTTAGGTCAGAAACTGAATTCTGCACACTCACATAGATGGAAGTGGTGTCAACATTTGCAGACTCCAACCCGAACAGACTTGAATTACCAGCCATGGTGTTGGAAACGAAAGTTTCTGTAATCAGTCTGCCTTCATAGAAGTTGACATTGGCAGTCCAATTATTCTCAGAAGTTAATACAGTTGGAGTATCCGTGATAAATGTTAATGAGGAACCATTAGAACCAGTCGCTGAAACAGCAAATCCTGTTGGTAAAACAACCACTCCTGGTATATCATTGCCTCCCAATTGAACCTCAAGATTAACAAATGCAGAGGTTCTAGAGCGAGGGGAATAGTTTAGTTCTTTTGCGTGAGAAACAATAGACTCCCTCAACTGCGCTGAATCAAGAAACATCTCACTAGCAGCAAAGTTAAGATAAAATGCTTTCAGTGTGGTGTTGTATGTTAACAGGTCTAACAATACAGAAATGTTTGAACCTTCATAATTCCAATCTTTAAACAAGTCTTGTTGACTCATGAAGAGTTTCAAGGACTGTTTAAGTGTCTGAAAGTCTAATTCTGAACTCGTTAGATAACCTGGTGTTGTATTTGCCATCTCAACGAACTCTCAACAAAGGGATAGATAAAGTTTGTACAGCAGGAAATTGTCCGACGGAGTAGATGATAGTTGCAGAATACCCAGTCTGTTGTGGATAAGCAACACATTTCACATCAATTAAATTAACTCTTGGTTCATAGTTCTGAATAGTGGTCTTGATATATTCTTGAATCAACTTGGTCACACCACTATCTGGAGTTTCAAACAAAAGAGCTTGCAAGTCTGTACCAATATAAGGATCAAGCAATCTTTCATAACGGTTGGTTAGAATCAAATTCTTTAGAGATGCTCTAACCGCATTCTCATTCACAACCATACCCAAATCTCTTGAAAGAGGATTCTGAAGGAAAGCTGTTGAGAAATCAGAGTAAATGGTATTCATCGTGTTATTTATTGTACAAATCTTGGTATCTTAACAGCAGGCACGTCAGGAGGTTCAGCTGCTGCTGATGCAGGTTGACTTTCACCTGATTCAATTTCAATCGCATCTGCATCCACAGCAAAGAGAGGTCCACCACTCACACTCACGCCTTCACCCTGCACATTCAATTGCGCACCACCCTTAATATCCATTTCTCCCTGAGAAGTAATTTTCAGGGATTCAGAAGCACTGATCACAATGTCTTTTCCGCCTAATGTTAAAGTTTTTCCAGCGAGCAAATTCATGTTGCCTGAAGACGTGATGTTACAATCTCCACCCACTATGACATTCTGCCCATTTGCCACCACTTCAAACTTATCTCCTACAGAACGATGTACAATGCTACCATTTGGATGCACTTCCGTGAATGTTCCGGATGCATGAAATATCTGAATGCGTTCAACACCATCAGTGTCATCTAGTTCTATTACATTACCACCATCTGTATGAATCACATGATTGTGAGGATATTTGGCATTGTACTCGCTCTTGGGTTCAGACCAATTACCACCAGAAGCAGTCGGCACATCAGAAGTAATGCTGCCACGTGAGTACGAAATGGGGTTATTCGTTGATAGATCTGCCCGAGCCAATGGCGAAGTGGTAGGCTTGTTCACTACCTTGGGATAGATGCCTGATGGGTCAGAAAATCCCCTAGATTTGTCTTGTGGTCCTGGGATACCATCCAGTTTGATAATGATGATGGGTTGCTGCGCTTGTTTACCATCTAAAAAAATGCCAAAAACCCAGTCACCTGGCAAGACCATTGGAGCAGACATTGAAGCTGATCCATTTCCAAAAGTGGCCCAAGGAAGTTGTTCTGTTGGAAGAGATGCTCTGTCCTCTGTATGATACTGGAGGCATCGAACACGCACGCGATTCACACCTTCTGGATCATTGATATCTTCAACGACGCCAATGAACCATGACATTTGATAGAAAGGATGTGCTGCGCTCATGCTATTGTCTCTCTTGCTCTTCTAATTTGTTGAGAAATTCTCATCTTGTTTTTGGTTTCTTCTGAAAATATTCTCCCTTGTCTGGCTTTCTTCAGATTTTCTTTATGCTTCTCCGAATGCGGTATCCCTTTATTCCAAGACGGTTTCCCTATATGAGAATCAGACATTTTTGCTCTCGTTGAATCATCAAAATGTTTTCCTTTATTCCAAGGTGTCCTTCCCTTATTATAAACCGACAATTTCTTTCTGGTAGACTTAGATACCACTCTACCCTTCGGACATATAAACTTTGTGCCACCATTGTGTTTGTTATACCATCTGGGATTTCTAGCTGCATCGAAGAATGTTAAAATTTGCTCTTCCCAATATCTACATTGTTTGGTTGTTCCATACACCAAAATATCTCTACTAAAATCTTCTGACCTCTTTGAATATTCTTCAAACATATGATTTACGCGCACATCTCTGCCCATGTCCTTCCTGTAACATCCGTCACAAATATATCCATCATCTATAGATCCTTTATGATATCCTACATAATTCATATCTAATTTAGAATCATACCAATTATAGAGAAATGCTTCTTGAATATTCATATTATCTGCGAACCGACCTCCGTGTAGATATCTTTGGAAGGACCATCTGATGCAACATCGCAAAATGTTTTATAGATCTCACCTACTCTAACCGCATGATGCAGATTAATGATTAGATATTGACCACTCATCAAAGCATCTGGTCTTGGTTGCGTCACGCCTGATATTTCATTCGTTGAAATCTTGATCAGATGACCTGCACGCATTTGCGCGTTGCCATTCAAATGCAAATGATAGTTGATCTGCTTAAACAATCCATGTTGTGCCATAGCCTTGTGGAAATTATCTGCGAAGGTGTTTACAACTCCATAAGCACTTGGATCACCTTTCACCGCAACAAAGCTTCTCACTCCCATTATATTGTTGTTAGACTCTGTTACCCAATCATTGTAATTATGACTCAAATCAACAACAGGTTTTTTACCCAATAACTGCACAGATTGGTAGTTATCTTGATAGTTGAATGTCTTAGATTTAATGCTTCGATTCATATGATTGAACTGAATCAATTCATTCTCGAAGACACCTGACATTCTGCTTTTCTGGCTAGATATTCCATGATGCACATAATCTATGATACGATAGAAATCAGTTTGATCGCCATTCTGATTCATATCTATGCTTAGATTGTAGTTCCAGACATTATTGGACTGCTGGGCATCTGATACGATCCCTTTCAGACTCTTGAAATAGAATCCATCCACATCTTGATAGAAATAGAATTGTTGGCCTGCACCATTCTTTGATGATACAGCATGCGGACATACAGACTTGATACAATCATAGGGAGCATGCATTGTGCTGATGTACTTCAAAGTCTCTGTTGTTTGTTCTATTGTCAAGTTTGCAGAATTGATTTCTAATAGATTGGTGGCTATATCCTTAATGATGTTGCTGGTCTTGTCATTGTAGGACTTTGCTACTGTTGCTTTCTTGTTTACCAGTGCGCTCTTATCAACAGCTGAAATGCTGTAAGTTCTTGCTTTGGAGTTATTGATTCGATTGCTGTTATGAATAGTCAATATATTCAAAGTGATATCTACTTTCTTGGAGTCCTTCTGTCTGTTAAACAACAAAAGATGTAATTGGTCTCCTGGTTGGATTCCATAATTGACGAAAGCATTAGCTGCATCAACAATTTCAACAACCATGCTTATCGACATATTATTCAAACTCTCATACACATCTATTGCTGTTGCCATGCTACCAATATCTATAACTCTGTCACTGCCATTCTTGATCAATTGTAGACCATAGGCGAACTCATCAACCTTGTTCTTGTTATGGTAGTAGAGAACAGGCGTGGTCATTGTTGAAGAAGCGATTCAAGCTCAAAGAGCAGGTTGGGTGCTATGTTCTTGTCAATCAACTGTATGTTTCTCATGCTCTCATTTGTATTCCATTCATCTTGATAAGCTGACACGGAATTGAATAAAGTTTGTTTCTGACCAGAGAAATGGCTATAACTCGTTGGGGTCACAATAGGATAAGTTGAATCAGTTTTATGCTGATAATATAGAATGGTAGACTGAGCATTTGCTTGCGAACCATATTTGTCTGCAATGTATGCATCAAAGTCAGCTTGAGATTTGACCCATTGACTGGTGAAGTCAGTTATATCATTTGCAACAGCGATTAACCAAACATAGGAGATATCATTGTAATAATTGAAAGCTACGACTGTAGGCGTCTCACCTTCTTTTACAGTGTATGGATACAACAATGTATTGTTCTGAATGATATTGTCAGGGATCTTAACAGATAATGTAATATTTCTTAATTTTCTGTTCGTGTACTTATCAACCACCAATGGAAAGTTCTCGAAGAAATCTGTCATCTTTTATTCCCCAAGAGTTGATGGTTGAAATATGCTATCCGTACCAGACTTAGACTCATCAACAGCTGGCGCACTGTCTTTATATCCAGAGTCATCAAAAGCTTCGCGTGTAAGTTGTTGAATTTCTTGAATTCCCAGATTCAGGGTCACGGCTGTTGGAGCTTTGCTGGTGCCGAAGAATGAAGCTTGTCCGAATGGAGCATAATCCATAGATACAGATGTGATCGCAGCTCTAGCGAACTGATAGAGATACTGTGTTCCATAGTAGGAAATTTCAACTTCATCAGGCATATTCAAAAAGAAAGTCTGTCCTTGCACTTGTTGCGACCCTTGATTTTTGTAGGGAAGAGAATGATACATAAAGGCATCACAGATCTTCTTGATGGCATCAGATTCAGCTTGACTTGTCGCAACCATATAGAAAGATAGTTGATAGGATCGAGATTGCACATTCCTGAAAGTTGCAACATTGAAAGGATTGATTACATTTCCTAACATCTGGTCAATAGCGGCTTCTCCAGATGCGCCACCTAGCAGTTTGCTGGCTGCTGCTTTTCTCAAAGCATATTGAGCTATGTTTCCTGCGTCATTCAATGCTTCGCCGAAATTCTCTATGGCACCACCAAGAGCTCCTTTATTATCAGCTGCTTTCTTCCAATCCTCCGCAAATTGTGCGCCAGCCTTCGCCGCGAATCCTAGAATACCAGTATCTACACCTGCATAATTCAATCCCAATTGCATCTGTAATTGAATAGGTAATGGAAGTGAAATTGATGCGCCATTCATGCTGCTAATGAATTTGGTGTTTGTTTTCTGACTCTGATAATCGTATTTCACGAAGCGAAACAGAGTGCCAAATTGAATTGATTCTGAAGGAAAACGCAACATCTTGGAAGAAGGACTAACTCCATTCTGGGTCTCTGCCATTGCATTTTCTACAGGTGATAATGATATTGGTTGTGACGTGCTTATGTTAGGCACATCATACGGAAGAGATGTGAATGGCGGAACAGACGACATTAGAATGCCTGACTAAATAGAGTTCTAGCGAATATTTAGCTTAATTTCTCAGATGCCCCAATATCTCCAAGGACGTTACAGCCCAATCAACACGAACAAATATCTAGGCAACCCAACCAAGATATTCTACAGATCATCATTAGAACTGGCTTTCATGCGATATTGCGATTTACATGAAGGTATTGTAGGATGGTCGAGTGAAGAAATTATAGTTCCTTATCGTGATCCATCTAGAGGGAACAAATTACATCGTTATTTTCCAGATTTTTTCATAAAAAAGAAAGATACAGATGGGTCGGTAAAATCAGTCATGGTTGAGATTAAACCAAGCTCACAGCTGAAACCACCTATAAGGAAATCAAGATTGACAAAGAGATATATCAATGAAGCTGTTGAGTATGCTAGAAATGATGCAAAATGGGATGCGGCCAAAGCATATTGCAAACAAAGAAATTGGCAATTCATAGTTCTTACAGAAAAAGAGATCCTAGGGAAGTAACATGCCAGGCATTCGTTTTACAGAGTCTGTTTTCGATAAAATATGGCGTGAAGCCTCTGCAACGAATGTCAATCTAGCAGAAAAGAACAAACAAGCTATTCAATGGTTGGCTGACACTGTTTCCAATCGCCCAGGAAGAATTTCTGATCAACAGCTACATGGCAATTACAAAAATTATGCGCAGTCAGTGAATCAGAATGATGCTGGCAGATTGTATCTATTTCACTACTATCCAAAATATCACCAAACACTTCCCTATTATGACACCTTCCCGCTGGTGATACCGATTGAATTCTACACAGGATCATCAGCAGGATTTCTAGGTCTGAATCTGCATTATCTTGAACCCATCAAACGTTTGAAATTGTTAGATGGCCTATTGGAGAGTTTTCAGACCACGAGCGGGAACAGAATGTTCCTGACTTACAAACTTCTGAAAGGTGTTTCACAGACAGGACTTTACAAACCTTGTGTCAAACGTTATCTCACTAAACAATTGCGATCCAATTTCATCCCCATTGAAAGAAAGAATTGGGAAATAGCTCTGTTCTTGCCGGTTGCAAGATTTAAGAAACAATCACAACAGTTTGTATGGAGTCAATCTAACCAAGTTGCTGGATTGCATCACAGGATATAGAAGAATGTTCAATATTGAAGATTTCAAAAGTCAGAACAGAATGGGGTTCAGTCGCAACTCCTACTTTTATATGTCTATCTATCCTCCAAGATTTTGGGCGGGACAAAATACATCCTTCTTGAGTTATCTATGTTCTGGAGCCCAGTTACCAGGAATAAGCATTCTTGCTCCTGATATTGCTAAATGGGGTTATGGACCCACCAGGAAATATCCTGTTGGCGTCTCACATCCTGATATTGCATTAACCATTTATTCTGATGGACAAGGCAACGCAATTGATTTCTTTGATCAATGGACTAGGAACATTGTGGCATATGGTGATCCTCAAGGACAAGTAAATGGAACGCCATTCGGATTGGTTCAATATCCAGACAATTATCTAACAGATATAGATCTATTCTACATGAGTGAATCTGGCAATGAGCAGGAATTAATTCGCTGTAGATTCATTGATGCTTTCCCCATCGGCATGGGTCAAATTAATGTTAACTGGGCTGGTCGCTCGCAAATCTCACAGTTCCTTGCACCATTCAATTACAGAACTTTCTTCATAGTCAAGAATCAGGTAGACTGGGATAGTGGGTCAATCATTCCTAATGGCATGTACTACAACAATATGTATTCCCCTCTTGATTCTGGAGACATATTCTCTGTTACATCAGGATTTGTTGGTTTGAATGGAATCACTTCTTCATTATCATCTTCACTACAGAATATTCTGTCGCCTCTAACCAACATCGCTCAAAAAGTTCAATTGGTGGGTGGTATTGTTCAGAGTGATGTAATGTCTCTGAATAGTATCATAAATAATTCGACATCTTCTTTGAATATAGGTTTTTGATATGTCTCTACCGCAAATAAAACATCCTTTGGCTGAAATTACAGTCCCATCATTGAAAAAGAAATTAAGATTCAGACCTTTCACGGTTGAAGAAGAAAAGATCATGTTGATGGCTGCTTCTTCAAAGAATGATTCACCTATCCTTGCAACCAAACAAGTGTTAAACAATTGTTGCGCTGACACGTTGGATGTAGATAAGTTGGTGTCTTTTGACTTAGAATGGTTGTTTATTCAATTGCGTGCTATATCTGTTTCTAATATTTTGGAAGTAACCATAGATGATGAAACAATTCAAGTTGATCTAAACAACGTAAAGATTGAATATCCAGCTTCAACAGACAATCGTATTATGTTATCAGAAGAGGATAAGATTGGTGTTGTTTTGAAATATCCAACTTACAATGATTTAGAGCAATTCTCTGAATCTAAAGATGGTTCTTTAACCAAGGTTATCATAGAACAAATATTTCAGGGTGAACAAGTATTTGATCCTAAGGAATATACTGAAGAAGAGATTCAAACATTCTTAAATAGATTGTCTGTGGCACAAATGAACAAGATAGAAACATGGATTGATAACATACCTTATGTTTATCTTGATGTTACCTTGAAAAATGGCACCACGCAGAGGCTCCGTGGTATCCGAGATTTTTTCGCATTCTGATGGGATACAATAACATATCAAATTGGTATTCCACGACTAACCTACTAAGATTCCACCAAAAAATAGATGATCAGACCATTATGAATTGGTTACCTTTTGAAAGAGATATCTATATGGATTTAATTGCAAAAGAGATAAAGAAGAGTTAACATGCCCATCAATCCTGAAGAAATTGGAAAAGCAGCCCAAGGAATAGAAAAAGCTGTCGCTGCTATAGAAAAGAGTGGCGGTATAGGTAAAGCTGCGGAATCAATTGCTTCCAAAGGTGAGCAAGCTGTACAGAGTGCTAGCAAGTCTGCCAGAACATATGCGCGTGACGCCAGAGGTAGATTTATCAGTGTAACCAAGGGAGCTCTCAAGACCAGCGCAACAGCATCAGCAGGAGCCGCTGTAGAAAATCTCATAACATCTCCTAAAAATTCTAGTGATGATTCAAATCAGGACTCCTCTCAACAACCAGGAGCTTCAAGGAACAAAGTTGTTCCAAATCCGGGAGCAATATCACCAGTTGGTAGGATTGATTTACCCCATATAGATTCTGCGGAAAACATAGCCAGCACTGTGGATGAGTCTGCTTTTACTGATACAAGAGGATTAAAAGGATCTTCAGATAAAGGTTCAGAAAACATTTCCAACAGAAAACTCAACAAAATCATTAATTTGCTTGAGTCTATATTATCTGTGGAAAAACGCAACACAGCCATAATGGGAACAGGTTTCAGAAATGTAGAAAATGCTTTCTTCATGTCACAAAATGCGATAGCTAATAGAATGCAAGCACAAGACATGGAGAACACCACTTCCGGGAAAGGAGGAGGTTTTCTAGGTTCTGTGATGTCTAATCCACGTGCTGCTGTGATGGGCAGTCTGAAAAGTCTAGGGGTTGCTGCTTTAGGAGCATTTGCCGCAGGTGCTGCAATTGATGTAATAAAAAATCATGGTGACAAGAAGGACACGGAAACGCGCCAAGCAGTATCAAAGACGCAAAAAGATATCATTTCAAACTACAAAGATGAATATGGTAAACGTTGGGCGCAAAAACTGGTAGGGGATGACTTCAGTCAGCAACAACGTGATAACGGATTCTTAGAAGAATTAGCTAATGGTCAAGGACCAGCTGCTCTGTATCTGCCTATCAAAGAAGCATTCGACAAAGCATCCAAGAAAGATAAACAAGACATAATAGATGCCATCGCTGCACTTTTAAAAGTGGCTCCAGAAAAAGTTGAAAAACAAATTGCTCATGAAAATATCAGAGCAGTACAAGTAGCAAAAGCTGCAGAAACAGGCGTCATGAATGCAGCAATACACGCTGCCGCCAGTACGGTTGGAGGTGGAATAAAGTATGGAGGAAAGGCTGTGGGATGGCTATCAACCACGGCAGGCTCTGCGTTTGACTTCTTCGGCAATCATAATATAGGTTCTTTCTTGAAAAAAGAAGGAAGCACTATATCAAAGAATGCTACAGCCAAAGGTGATGAGTTATCAAGAAACATCAATAGTGGAACAGAATACATCCCATCAACTGGCAAATTGAACGCTTTCTACAATCCCAATTCTTATAAAGCAGGTGAGATGTCATTTGATATCGGCACTGCAGCATTCATGCCTGGTGGTAAGATAAGAACAGCTTCTATGTTCGCCGCTGGTGGTCTTGACTTACTAGGTAATGATTCAAAATATTTCGGACAGAATACATTTCAGATGGACAAAAAGTCAGGACAACAAAAAAAACTGACGTCCGAAGAAGAAGCAAGAGCCAAGAAAGCTATTGCGTTCTTTCAAAGCAAAGGATGGTCTAAAGATCAAGCATCAGCCATCGTAGGAAATCTATTACAGGAAAGCAATTTAGATCCGAATGCTGTTAATCCAAAAAGCAAAGCAAGAGGAATAGCACAATGGCTTGGATCAAGAGTAAAGGACTTTGAAAAACAAGAACATACCCCACTGGAAGGTTCAGGAATTGAACAACAATTAGATTTCGTTAATTGGGAACTGAATCATAGTGAAAAGAAAGCTGGTGATGCTATTAAAGCAACATCTAACATTCAAGATGCAACAACAGCAGTTGCGAATAAGTATGAACGCATGGGTGCTGATGAAAGCATGATGGATAGAAGAATATCATATGCCGAGGCAGTTTCAAAACAATTTGATGTTGACTCAATCAAACCACGAACGCAAATGGCTTCAACTGCTGGACCATCTTCGCCAATTACAGTCAGTCAGGGCGCAACCAACATTAGTCGTAACACAACCATTCAATCAGCATCAGCCGCTGCGCCATCTTATCTACAGGACAGTGTAGCTTCATCTATTTGAGAACAATCATGGCAGATCCTAACTTCCCTAATCTAGACAGTATCACTGATCCAGTCATCAGAGCCAAGCTGGCTTATCTGATGGAAAAGTCTCTGCTGCAACTGGAAGCACAAAGATGGCAGGCTAGACGTCTGATGGCATGGGTAGCTTTGGGTGGGATAATGCTTTTCACAGGATGCATGTTATTCTTTGTGAAGTCATCCATAATGGCATCACTGGCTGACGTGGTGACTTGGTTCTATCTTTCCACAACAGCTATCATTGGTGCTTACATAGGCTCTAGTGCGATGACTTACATTGCGGCAGTCAAAGCTAAGGTGTACCCTGCATCACTTCCTGCTGACTTAGCCATCAAAGATGCAAAGACCCCATTTGATGAGCTAGAAAACGAAATTATGCGGTCTAAGAAACCTAGCTGATTCCGTTCTGGAATTTCATAAAGTTTACAGCCGTGCTTATTTGAAATGTTCTGTTGTTGATGATCTTGATGATGCTGTCCAGCGCACCAACCTTTTCTATCTGATAAGCCAGTTTGGACTTCATCAAAATACAGTCATCATCAGACTCTAACACTTCATCTACTTGACTCTTGAGTGGAGTCGCCTTGAGCCAAGGCTTCCAACCTTCAGCATCAAGTTCTTGTTTATTCATCTCACCCAAAACCCAAGCACGCTTCTTTGACTTCAACTGAGCAAAGTCATTCTGCAATTTCTGCAATAAAAGTTTCTGTTGTGAGTAGAGCCTGAGATATTTGGAATGCAAGACAGATATTTCAATCGCGCAGTTATCCAAATGGTTCTTGTCTATCTTGGCATCCTTATCCCACTCATCTAGGAGTTGGTCAAGTGTCATTCATCATCTCTGTCATCACACCAACATATACATATAAACAACAATATCATAAAGAGTGGTATCATCCAGTACATATCAATAGTTCTTTTTTATCTGTTCTATTGTAAATTGGCGATACACAAAACTTGCGGTTGATTCAATATACGTGACGTCTGTGTCTGCAACATTGGCAGTAAACCCAGATAAAGACTTCGGCAGCACATCTACAAAGTTTGCCTGTAATATAGGTTGTTTATGATAATCATGTATGACCAAAGTCAAATCAGAATATAAATCCATGATCTTACCAGATGGTTCAATTGATGCTCTGTCAAGGAAGGACTTAGGAAATCCAATTCCATAAATCCATTTGTAGATTTCAAGCCAGTTTTGCATCATGGCATCTACTTTGAATTTAATTGACAGTTCCTCAAATTGAAGTTTGTCAGCTGGCAAAGGAACAGGTGTGAAAGGAGTTGAAAGTTGAGGATTGCTCATAAACAATCCAGGAATCTGAACACCCGTCACCATGAAAGAGACAGATGGTAATTTCTGAATTGACAACTCAAAATGGAGAGCAGCAAGAAAGTCCGCTGCTGGTGAATTAATTATTGGTTGGTTCATGCCATGGTCCCTTGCTAACCTTATATTTATCTTGAACCATGCAGGAATTACCCATGAGCCACATGTACAGGGGACACAAGAAAAACGCACATCTATTGTTCATTACTTTGCTGACTGCGTCACCAGCCCAATATAATCCCCAGCAAACACAATATGCTATCATACCAATCCCAAAGACCTTAGAAACACGAAATCCCGGACGACATCATATGCAGGATGGTGTGCTTTGTTCTTTTCATTCAACTTCATGAGCAAAATTGTTCCTTCATCAGAAACTTTATCAGCATCCATGTATCCATTCTGTTTCTTTGAAGCCCCCAGAACATCAATGGCTGTTCTGATTTCTCTAATTGACCACCAATTCAATTTCAAATCAGCATTGCATGGAAACAAATTAGTCAGCCATTCCAGATCTTTAGAACCACGTTGCCAAATGAAAGCTGCGGAGTCTTCATAGAATCCCTTCTCCAGCAGAAACTTCTTGAATTTATCATGGCACTCTGTAAGAGAAATGGAATTGGTCTGATCCATTACAAGATCACGGACATCATTTGATTGTTGTGCCCAGAACTGCAACGTTCCTGCCTCTCTCACTGATCCTCTCATTTCCTGTTCTTCAATCCTAGGATGAAGAATGATCAGGTTCTTGAGATTGTCTTTCATAGATAGCTGGTCATCTGTTACCAACGCGGCGAACATTGGAACGATGGCATTATCTTTGGTACCAAGTGTTTCACAGTCTATGATTAAATTTTTCATTCGGTAATTCTAAGTGCAATTTGTTCAAAAAAACCGAGCCATAAAATTAAGTCAGTGGACCCATGAAAATATCTGATTTTCCTGCTTTTTGCGCTAACATAATCAACTACTTCTAGACGCGACATTTCCTGTACATACAAACCTGTGGACAGAAGCTTAAAGTGCTTAAATTTGACGTCTCTTCAGATCAGCACATGAAAACCATTTCTGATGTGTCCATAATTATCTTTCATCTTCTTTCTTTCCAAAAATCCTTTGTTAGTTAAAGACCTAATTGCGTCATACACTCTCTCAACAGGTATGTTGCACTTTTCAGACAGAGTGTTAGCACTCAACCAACATCTACTTTCATCCCCAAATTCATAGGCACGAATCATCAAATAGACTGAAATCTCGTTGAACCCAAGTTTCTTTTGCACTATCAAGGGACAAAGCTGATCACTGTAGATTTTTGCGTAAGGGTTCGTCACGTAAAGACCTCTGAAAATGCATGATTGTATTCTACTCATGGCTCGTACAAATATTGGTTTAAAGCAGGATGGCATATTGGTTTAAAGCAGGATGGCATCCCGGTTTAAAGCAACGTGGAAATCAGTGATTTTTGATGAAATTGTTCTTCATGAACAACACCTTACATGTGATTTTAATTTACCCTAACAGCTTATTGAACAACTAATTGAACAGAGTATTATAAGAATTATTAAATTTCTTCAAGAATCGGGACTTTGGCAAGAGAACGGAAAACTTCGGAATATTTTTTGAATTTCAATCAGTTAATATAGCTGCATGAGAGAAATAACAATTGTTCCTGTTTATCTAGAATCAGGGAAACAATCTTATGTTCACATGAGGATCCTTTCAGATGATGAAGGAGTCTTTAGAGAAGTTTTAGAACACTTTACATTTGAAATTGAAAATGCACAATTTCATCCATTGGTTAAGGCTAAGCGCTGGGATGGCAAAATCAGATTGATGAAACCCAATGGTATTCTTTATAGAGGTCTTAAAGAAGAAATACAACATCTATGTAAAGAAAGAGATATCAATATCATTGATGGATTGAAAGAACCTAAAATCATTCCTGATACAGAAAGAGTGAAGGATATTCTTTCAGAACTCAAAAAGAGTTTTCCTCATAATCTTTATCCTCACCAACTTCAGGCTTGGTATCAAGCAATCACAAAGAAAAGATACACATTGATATCACCAACATCATCAGGAAAGAGTCTAATTATCTATTTGATTTATAAATATTTCAATCAAAGAACCCTTCTAATTGTTCCTAAGATCAACCTCGTGTCTCAAATGAAGGGAGACTTTCTTTCATATGGTTGTAAAGAATCTGAAATTCAAATCTTGATGGCAGGAGAGTCTAAAGAACTCCGTCCTGAAACAAAGATTCTGATTTCAACTTGGCAATCACTCGCAACTCTTGATAAAGAATTCCTTCAGAACTTTTCAGTCTTGGTTTGTGATGAGGTGCATCATGCAGCTGCTAAGACTCTAACCAAACTCGCTGAATACATGCCAAATGCTGACATCAGGATTGGTACAACAGGTTCTTTAGATAGCATCAAGTCTAATCAGATGACAATTCAAGGATTGTTCGGACCCATTCGTCAATTCATTAAGACTCGGGAATTAATGGATAAGGGCATGGTCAGTGATTTGATTGTTCATATGGTGTTTTTGAGTTACACTCAAGATGAGCGAAAGAGATTAATGAATGATTGTAAACAGTTGAGAACGCTACCAGATTACAAAAAAGGTGATACTTACAGATATGAGATGGAATGGTTGATTGAACATCAAGCTCGTCGTAATCTCATCCAAGATTTTGTCATGGATCTGAAGGGTAACACGATGGTTTTGTTTCATCGTGTTGAAAAAGATGGACTTAGAATGTTTGAAGAAGTCAAAGCAAAGTTCCCTGATCGAAGAGTGTTCTTGGTCTATGGTGCAACTTCTGTAGATGCCAGAGAAGAAATTAGAAGCATTCTTGAGAAAGAAACAGGCGCGGTTGTAATTGCTTCTACCAAAGTGTTCAGTGAAGGTGTGAGCATTAAGAATCTTCATAATGCTATTGTGATTGCTCCAACTAAATCTATTATTACTGTTCTTCAGTCTATTGGAAGAATTTTGCGTTTGAATGAAGGTAAGATAAACGCTCATTGGTTTGATATTGTTGATGATTTAAGAGTTGGTAAACATAAGAACTATGCGTTCCGTCATGCAGAGGAACGTTACAAGATTTATAAAAGTGAACAACATGTAATAAAAGTTGAGGAATGTCCAGTTAGATGACTTATAAGAAAAATAGTTTTGTGAAGGGAAAATCAGGGAAACCTAAGTCTTCCGTATATTATGTAGATAACCAAAAATTTTATGAAGCATGTTTAGAACATTACAACAGAGTTCAGGCAGCCAAAGAACATAGCAAACCAAATCCTCAGATATCCAATTACATCGGCGAGTGTTTAATGAAGATAGCTGAGAAGATGACCGAGAGTAGCCACTTCAGAGGATATGATTTCAAGGAAGACATGATAGGCGACGCGATTGAAAATTGCATCATGTACTTCAACAATTTTGACCCCATCAAATATAAGAACCCATTTTCATATTTCAGTCAGATATGTTACTTTGCTTTTCTTAGAAGGATTGGCAAAGAACGTGATAGAATCTACAATCAATACAAGCTTTCAAAGAATGCCAGATTTGTAAATAATGATTCCATTCACAACATCTATGATGAAGAGACAGATCAATTCATTCCTTATGAAGTTGAAGACACAGTAGCAATGCAGACGTTTGTTGAAAAATATGAAACTGCTGCAAAGAAGCGCAAGGAAAAGAAAGATGAAGTTTAGAAAACGACCTCTTGAAGTTGAAGCAATTCAACTTACTAAAGAAAATAGGGATGAATTTTTGGAGTGGTTAGAAACTCACAAATGTCCATCTACATGGTATGTTGCTCAACAAGAGTTAGGCATTTACACTCTGGAAGGAACATTGACTGTTTCTGATGGTGATTGGGTGATCAAGGGCATTAAAGGAGAATTCTATCCTTGCAAGCCAGACGTATTTGAAGAGACTTACGATAAGATTGAAGAATGAAAATTGCTATCATAACAGACTTGCACTTTGGTGCAAGAAACGATAATCCAGCTATACTGTTTCATCAGAAGAAATTCTTTACGAATCAGTTCATTCCTTTTGTTGCAGATAAAAGCAACGAAATTAGGGCTGTCTTTTGTCTGGGCGATACATTTGATAGACGCAAACAGAGTAACCATCTGTCAGTTTATGAAGCCAAGCAGGTATTGTTTGATGCCATACATAGGTTGAGTTTGCCTTTCTATGTCATCGTTGGTAATCATGATGCTTATTTCAAGAACACTAATGAAGTCAACACTCCAAGAATAGTCCTTCGTGACTACTCGAATCTGGCAGTGATTGATCAACCATCAGAAATTGTTTTGGATGGTAAGACATTTTGCATGCTTCCATGGATATGTCCTGATAATTGGACCAAGACCAAGGAGTTACTAAAGTCAACGAAAGCCAAAATCTGTTGCGCGCACCTACAACTCCAAGGGTTTGAAATGCACCAAGGATCTCCTGTCTCCGAAGGCATGCCCGTATCACTCTTTGAACAGTTCGACAAAGTGTTGACAGGACACTTTCATCATCGCTCTACCAAAGACAACATCTACTATCTCGGCACACCTTATGAAATGACTTGGGCTGATTATAATGATCCAAGAGGATTTCATGTACTTGACACAGACACCATGGAGTTGGAGTTTCATGAGAATCATAATCATTTATTCAAAGTAATTGAGTATGATGATTCAAATCTTGTTATGGGCGATTATACTTGTAAAGATCAATACGTGAAAATCAAAGTAGTGCGCAAAAACAATCCAGCTTTGTTTGAAGAGTTTTTAGAAAGTGTAGAAGGGACTGCGCCTGTTGAATGTAAAGTTCTAGAGGAATACAAAGAAGTCAATATGGGTGATATTCAAGAATTAGAAGCAGGTGAAGACACTTTGACCTTCTTGTTAGATACTATGAAGACTTATGCTGAATTTTCATCTGAAGAGGTTTTGTTGAGAGCTCAAGTTAAACTAAAGGAACTGTATCAACAAGCGCACGACATGGTTGAAGATTAATGCATATAGAATTTGAAGCTGTCCGATACAAAAATTTTTTGAGTACTGGAAATGATTTCCTAGAAGTTAATCTGTCAGCCAGCGGAAAGACGCTTGTGGTTGGTAGAAATGGTCATGGCAAGAGCACTTTGTTAGATGCAGTCTATTTTGCTCTATTTGGTCGACCATTCAGGAACATCAACAAAGGTAAACTAGTCAATTCAATCAACAAGAAACAGTGCGTGGTTGAGCTTAATTTCAAAGTTGGTTCTAACCAGTATCTTGTAAGACGTGGCATCAAACCAGACGTCTTTGAAGTGTACCAAGATGAAGTGCTGATTGATCAGAACGCGAGTGTGCGTGATGATCAGAAACAATTTGAGAAGAACATTCTTGGTGGTCTAACTCCAAACGTCTTCAGACAGCTGGTTGTTCTTGGATCAGCTAATTATGTTCCATTCATGCAATTGACGACTGCTCAACGTCGTGAAGTCATTGAGAATTTGTTAGACATTAAAGTCTTCTCTGTGATGAACAGTTTGCTCAAAGATAATGTCTCTGAAAATAAGCGCAACATTCAAACCAACCAGAGAGATGTTGATAATGTTGATAGTCTGATTACTGCACAAGAAGAACAATTGAGGCTGTCTAATGAAGGACAGCAAGAAAAGAAAGACAAACTTGAAGCAGAGATTCAGCTGAAGATTGCAGAGCAAAATAGATTGTCTGATCTTTTCCTTGAATTGAAAGAACCAAGTGAATATGACTTCAGTCAAGAACAGAAGGTGATTGATAAGTCATTAAAATTGCGTGACTTCAAGAGTAAAATTGTTGCCAAGATTCAGGGATTTAGCAGTATTGTTTCCTTCTTTGAAAATCATGATACATGCCCTACTTGTTCCCAAACAATCACTGAAGAGTTGGCTCAGCAAAAGACGAAAGAAAATCAGACGGAAATTGATAAACTGAAAGATGGAATGGGACAGATTGAAATTGAACAAAAAAAGACCAATGATAGACTTCAAGAACTAAAGAATGAAAAAGATGAAAATTCAAAACGAAAGTCTGCCATTGATAACAATACCAGAGCTGTCGCAGAGATTGAAAGAGAAATAAGATCACTGAGAAGGATGCAGGAAAACATCACGGAAGTTCAGCAACAACCTATCATTGATGCAATTGAGTCCTTGAAAGATAAAAAGCGTGAGAGACAAGCGGTCCTGAAGAGTCTTATGGAAGACAAAGAAATCTGTTCCTTGATTGTTCCTATGCTCAAGGATGGTGGCGTGAAAGCAAAAGTTATTCAACGTTATATTCCTGTGATCAATCAACACATCAACCATTATCTTGAAGCACTTGATTTCTTCGCACAATTTACTTTGGATGAAGAATTCAATGAGAAGATCCTATCCCGTCATCGTGATGATTTTGAGTACAACTCTTTTTCAGAGGGCGAGAAGTTGAGGATTGATATTGCCATATTGTTCACATGGCGTGATGTTATGAAGATGCGTAATACCATCACAACCAACCTGTTAATCATGGATGAAATATTGGATCGTTCAATCGATCAACAAGGTGCTGATGAATTTTTGAAATTGTTAAATGAAGTATCATCCAGCTCAAATGTATTCGTGATATCACATCGTGGAGCTGAATTAGCTGAAAAATTCAACAGAGTTTTGAAATTTGAAAAGAATGGCAATTATACTACGTTGGTTAATGAGTGAGATCAAATAATGCAATTGAATCAGAACGCTGAAAAGATAGTATTACCTGCTCCTTACAACATGGATTATTTGTTGGGTGAATGGTTGGACAAAGAGCATTATGATCGTGTGATTGATAGTGATTGTGATGCTTATCAGAAACCATTATTTGGCGATGTGACTGAACAGAATTGTTTGTTCCGTTTTAGAAAGAATGTCTTTTCAGAAAATGAACAATCTCAAGCCTATGAAGGACTGATTAACGCAGCTGGTCAGTCTCAAAATAGAGGCATGGCGGCTGGCACACGTCATGAAAAATTGAATCAACGTGAGTGGGTCACAGATGCACAACAGGATCTTCTGGATTCTGTTTTTGCGCCTGCTAGATTAGATGGCAGAGACCCTGTTCAAGAAGCGCTGGACGCTTATCATCCTTCCACTGGTCAATCCCCTGGCAGCAGTGTGCGTGGAACCGTTTGGTTGAGGGAAAAGATCACTTCAACTTACAACAATTACAATGTGAATGATATCGTTGTTCAGTTTCTCAAGGAAAAAGTCAAGCCTGCTTCCTACCTGGAACGTCAACAGCTGGTCAGAGAATTTATCGATCAATATCAATCAGATACAAATTATGCCAATCCTGTGAATTCAGGTGTTGCTGGCGCAATGGGTCGTTACCCAAGAATCCCTTATGCACGATTGACTTCTTATAGTCGTGACTATCCAGAACTCTTTGCCAAGAGTTTCCCTTATTTGCATGACTTGAACCAATTTTTCAAGGAGCTGTTGCCAAATCGTTGGCAATTACAACGTGACGCAGCTGATAAGATTGATCCCAGATTTCTTGTGGCCGACACTGTCTTCAGTACAATCACGGTAAACAAAACGTTTCGCACGGCTGCTCATCGTGATGCTGGAGACTTTGGTCCTGGCTTCTCTAATCTTGGAGTTGTTTCAGCTGGCAAATCCTACAAGGGTGGTTATCTTGTACTTCCTGAATTTAAAGTGGCTATCAATATTCGTCCGGGTGATTTGTTATTGATTGACAATCATGCGTGTATTCATGGTAACACTCCAATTGAACCTGAAGATTCAAATGATAGTCCTGAAGACATTATTCGTTGTAGTGTTGTTGCCTACTTGAGAGAAGATTTATTGGAAGCGGGTGTAAAGGAATATGAAGATGCCCGTTATCAATTTATTGAAGAACGTCGCAATAACAAAAGTCATCCGCTTTGGCGTGAACGCTGGAATGGAGTTTCGCCATCATGGGACAGTTCTGAAGAGTGGTTCAACTGGCTGAAGAATAAATATGGAAGCCAAGGTGATGAGTGGATTCAAAAACATCACCATGTGCAAACTAATCTGGAAAGTTTCTTCGCATGAACAATGTTACAGGAACAGCTAAATTAACTGACCCGTTGGATAGAGATTTAATTCCTTCATCACACAAGTTGTTGCATGAAGTCATGCCTGTGTTTAATTTTATGAACCCAGACATGAGTCCTGTGGAGTTGTATAATATATTGGGTCATAACATGGTCCGTTACAATGGACTAGGACTATCCGCTAATCAATTAGGTATCCGTGCTCGCTGTTTTGTTATGCGAGCCGAGGAAATAATTCCAGTGTTCAATCCTAGAATTATTTCTACTTCTACTGAAACAGTCATGATGAAGGAAGGTTGTTTGAGTTTCCCTAATCTTGCACTGTCGGTGGAACGTCCAAGACAAATCAAAGCTCGTTTTTTTGATCCTACTGGTCAAGCTAAAACTGTTGACTTGATTGGATTATCTGCTCATGTATTCCTGCATGAAATGAATCATTTGGATGGTATAACTTTTGATCAACTTGCTAAACCATTCGCGTTGAAACTAGCCAAGGAGAAGGCTGCCAAACTTAACAAGAAATTAAACAGAGGACGTAAAGCATGAGTAAGATGCTCTTTTTGGATATAGAAACTGCGCCATCAGTTGCGTATGTTTGGTCATTATTTGGTAATGATGTCATTCCTATTGATAGAATTGTAAGTCCTGGCTACACTCTTTGCTTCAGTGCAAAATGGAAAAATAAAAGTAAGATGCATTTCCATTCCGTACATACAGATGGCAAAAAGAAGATGCTTGAAGCTGCATGGAATTATCTTGACGAAGCTGATACAGTTTGCCACTACAATGGCGCTAGTTTTGATATTCCGACATTGCGTGGTGAGTTCATGACCAACCATATGATGCCTCCTTCTCCATTCGTACAGATTGATCTCTATAAGACAATCAAAACAGCGAAGTTGGCAAGCCGCAAACTTGATTATGTTTGCGACCAACTGGGTCTTGGAAATAAAGTAAGACATAAGGGAATGGGTCTGTGGAAAGGATGCATGGCAGGTAAAGCAGCAGACTGGAAAATCATGACACGCTACAACAAACATGATGTGGTACTGCTTGAAGACTTGTTCTATGAAATTGAACCTTGGGTGAATGGCATTCCTGCTAGCAAAGATGAATGCAAGCATGTCAACATTATCAAGAAAGGAACATATGCTACGAACAGTAGTGTATATCAGAGGCATTATTGCAAGGATTGCAATCACTACATCAAAGGCCAATTATTGTATCGTGTTCCTATGAAATTGAGAGCGTAATATGAGTGATGTTAAAGTAGTGAAATTGATTACAGGTGAAGAGCTTTTGGCTTCTGTGACAGATTATGTAGAGACAATGATGCTTGAAAAGCCATATGTCATGGTGATGGGTCCAGAAGGTGCTGGTATTATGCCTTGGATGCCTTACGCTGAGACTGATAATGTGGAAATTGATAAGAACAAAGTCATTGCTGTTTTAGAGCTTAAAGAGTCTGTTAAGCAGTCTTACAGTAAGATGGTTGGTAAGATCATTTTGAATGAGAGTAAAATTCATTTAGCGAGCTGATTAACATGGATATTATTGATATTTTGGGATTGATATTATTTTTGTATGCGGTTACAACTACAATAGCATTGTTAATTACTGATTTTATTGTGAAAGAAGATTTTGGTTGGTTTCAGGCATTTCTATGTTTCATTTGGCCTGTATCCTTGATTGCATATTTGATAAACAGAATGTGGGAGAAATAAATGAATAATCCTGTTAAGATTCGTGCGAAGTTCCGTGTAGCACAAGTTTTACCTTATAAGAATGAAAATGGTCAGACCACTCTAGAACATTGGGAAATGTATGCTGTTGGAGGTAATGGTGTACGTCATGGTTATCCTGAAGACGGTTCAGATGAAGATAATACTTTTTCTAAGTGGACACCTAATGCTCATCTGACTATGGATGTTCAGAATCCTAATTTGTTTGGAATGCTGAAAGTCAATGATAAGTATTATGTCGACTTCACTTTGGCTGAAGAAACAACTGTATGATTACAGAAGAACAGGCTAGACTGTTGTGTGAAGCGTTTGGAGTTTTTGAGTTGCTCCAGGATGAAGAGGAAACTGGACTTCTAGAAGAACATAATCCTTCAATGCTGGATGCGTATATAGACTTGTACCAGATGGCTTATGGAGAAGGATGGTCATGAAAACTTACGCTGTAATTGATGATTTTGGTGATGATTGGGAGGAAGGACGCATCGTCCATGAGGCAGATACTCTGGACAGAGTTTATGAATGGGCAGAAGAAAATAATTTTCATAGCGCGTCCATAGTGTCCATCGAAGATGATATCAGAGAGATTGTAAGATGAAGAGTGATAAGCTAATGGTACCAGTTGGCATTACAAAGGCTAAGAAATAACATGGAATTAAAGATCACCAGAGAAGAATTTTCAAAGAAGAAACTTATGATCTGCTGCCCTATGTATGGCGGCATGTGCACTGGCGTTTTCACACAATCAATGTTGAAACTTCAAGGATTGTGCCAACAATATGGGATTGGATTTTCAATCAATTTCCTTTTCAATGAGTCTCTGATTCAGAGAGCTAGAACCTATTTGACTGATAGTTTTATGCGTTCTGATTGCACGCATCTTTTGTTTATTGACTCTGATATTCAATTTGAAGCCAATGATGTGCTCTTTCTTCTTGGTTTGCAGACTGATGAGTCACCTTATGATATCATAGGTGGTGCATATCCAAAGAAGACCATCTCGTGGGAGAAGGTAAAGCAAGCGGTGGATGCAGGAGCTGCTGACAAGAATCCAGCTGATCTTGAAAATTTCGTTGGAGACTTTGTCTTCAATCCAGTGATGCCAGATGAAGTAAAAGAAGGTCAAGCATACCAATTGCGTTTAGATGAGCCTGTAGAGATTATGGAGTTGGGCACAGGTTTTATGATGATCAGACGCTCTTCATTAAAGAAATGGGAAGACGCGCATTCTGACAGACTGTATTTGCCTGATCATGTACGCACCAAAGATTTCGATGGGTCAAGAGAAATTTACGAATACTTCACGGTCAAGGTTGATCCTAAGAGCAAGAGACTCCTATCTGAAGACTATCAACTCTGTCATGAGTTCCGTGATCTTGGAATGAAAGTGTGGTTGTGCCCATGGATGCGATTGGGTCATCTTGGCAGTTATTTGTTTGGAGGATCATTACCAGCATTGGCTAGCGTAGGAGTTTCAGCCACTGCTGATCCTTCCAAGCTTGTTGATAAGAAATAAGGAAGAACATTATGTGTGTTGTATCATTCGTTGGCAAGCATTATGAGGATGAATTCAGTAAGAAGCCGTACAGGCCATGGGAAGCTCCGACAGTTCCGGGTTGGCCACCAACATATTATCCAAAACCATCTGATGAAGAAGTGAAGAGGCAAATAGAGAAACTTCAAAATGGTGTTGTTTCTAACGAAGAAATCAAGAAACAGGTTGAAGAGCTTAGAAAGCAAGTAGAAGAGATGAAAAAGTTCTTGATTGAAGCTCTTGAATATGACAGACTTTACAAACAACCAGATTGTGAAAATGATCTCAAGATTGCATTCTTGAAGAAAGTTGCGGAGTCAGTTGGTCTAACCTTGGATGATATTTTTCCAAACAAACCAACTCCACCACCTTCCCGTTTGATAAAGGAACACCAGACTCCTAAAAAGAAGAAATAATAGATGGATTTTGAAGCTAATCTGACTTCCTTTTGTAGTGAAATACAATACTTGGTAAACAATGGCCACACTTATCTGGAGTCATTGACTTTGTATATTGATATGCACAATTTGGATGTTGAAACTGTTTCACAGATGGTTAAAAAGAACAAAGCATTGATGGAGAATTTAGCAGCGGAATGCTCTGAAAACATGATGTTAAAAACCAAGAAAAAAGATTCATTGAAAAAGTTTTTGAAGTAAAGCGATATACAATAATTGAATTGGAGATAGTCTATGTCTGAAAATAATAATACTAACTATGGTGGAATCGGTTTCACTGGATTGTTAACCATAGTGTTCATCGTTTTGAAGCTGACGCATGTTATTAATTGGTCATGGTGGTGGGTTCTAGCACCTACTTTAATCCCATTAGGATTGATTGTAATTATTTTGTTGATAGCGACGTTTGTCTTTTATATTAACAGTAGGAGTTGATTATGAAGTTGTCTGAACGCACTGTTTCATTATTGAAAAATTTCGCTGGTATCAATCCCAGCATCCTGATCAAACCAGGAAATGTTTTGCAAACTATCAATCCAATGAGTAGCGTGATTGCGACTGCCACGATTGAAGAGTCTTTCCCTAAAGAATTTGCGATCTATGACTTGAATCAGTTCTTGTCTGCAATTTCTATGTTCAAGGATTGCAACATTGAATTTGGTGAAGGATATCTAGAGTTGAAGGGTGAGGGAAGTGCGACGATTCGCTATTGGTGCGCTGAACCATCTTTGATTAAGTCAAAGGTGTCTGAAGTTAAGTTGCCAAGCGAAGATGTTCAATTCAATTTATCTGAAACAGCATTGTCTAAGGTTCTGAAAGCTGCTTCAATTCTTGCTTTGCCGGAGCTTGCTTTTGCATCTAATGGTGATACACTATCTGTTAAGGCAATTGATAGTCGCTCTAGTTCAAGCAATTCAATGGATGTTGAATTGTGCAAGAATGAAAGTGGTAGCAAATTCAATATTATCTTCCAGGTTGATAACTTGAAGATGCTTGTTCAAGACTATGCTGTGACAGTTTGCGCCAAGGGTATTACCAAGTTTCATAGCACAGGCAAGAATGAATATGAATTGACATATTATGTAGCTTCATCTGTTCACTCAACATTCGCGAAGTAAGAGGCAATAAAGTGATTTCTACTAATACTAATGAATTTTTGTGGGTCGAAAAATTTCGTCCCAAGACAGTTTCAGAAACTATTCTTCCAACAACATTGAAGAAAACATTTCAGACGTTTGTTGATCAGAAGAATATTCCTAACTTGTTGTTGAATGGTGGCGCAGGGATTGGCAAGACTACCGTAGCTAAAGCTATGTGCAGTGAGTTGGACTGTGATGTTCTATCAATCAACGCAAGTCTAAATGGTAATGTTGATACACTAAGGAATGAAATAGCACAATTCGCTTCTACTATGTCTTTCAAGACTGGTAGAAAGATTGTATTCCTGGATGAAGCTGATGCGTTGACTGATGCAACTCAAAAGGGTTTGCGTGGCTTCATGGAAGAGTTTGCATCAAACTGTGGATTCATTCTGACTTGTAATTTCAAAAACAGGATCATTGATCCTCTTCATTCAAGACTTTCTATCATTGAGTTCTCCATTCCAAAAGAAGAACAACCAAAGCTAGCTATGGAATTCTTCAAGAGAATGGAAGAAATCTTGGAGACTGAAGGAGTTGGTTATGATAAGGAAGCTGTGGTTGCTCTAATCAAACAGCATTTTCCAGATTGGAGGAGAGTGATCGGTGAGCTTCAACGCTACAGTGCTACAGGGTACATAAATACAGGTGTACTGGCAACTGTAAAAGATGAAGATTTTGACGAATTGGTTGGGTTGTTGAAGAACAAGAAGTGGAATGAGATGAGAAAGTGGGTGGGTGAACACACTGATGTTGAACCAAACGCATTACTCCGCAGGTTCTATGATCAATCCAAGTCGGTTGTTAAACCTGCGTCAATTCCAACGTTGGTGTTATTGCTAGCTGAAACTCAATACAAGTTGCAGTTTTCAGCTGATTCAGAAATTTGTATCGCTGCATTTCTAACTCAAGTTATGAGTGAAGTTTCATTTACTTAAACAGGTGATTTATGGTATTCAAGAAGAAAGTTAAACCAACATTTGAACAGTGGTCTCAACTAAAGGAAACAATTACACAATTTCCGTTGACTCCAGCTGTTATTGTTTCGGAGTTTCAAAAGAGTCGTGGTGTAGACTTGAATCGTGTGCGTATTGATGCTATGCGCGAAGAATATGAGAAAATTTATGGCGAAGGCGAAGAAAACTTGTGAGGTTGCAGAACTAACAGATGGTACAAAAGTAGGACTGTTTGATCTAATATCAGACGTATCTTACAACAAGACTGACTTGTTGCATGACAAACGTACTGGACTGGTCAAGACAAATGTTCTAAGAGTCTATGTTCCTTACATGGTTAACAGAGCATTTTCATTAGACCTGTCGTCTATTCTTGATGCTCAGATTATGAATGAGTCCTACTTCCTGAATCCTGATATTCAGCATGATTTTTATCTACATGCATTGCGTAAGGCAAAACGATTCAACAAATGGCCCAAAACAGTTATTGAAGATGAAATCAAGATCATTTCTGAAGAATATCAAGTTAATGTCAAGCAGGCCAGAGAAATTGCCAGAACTTTGACTAAAGAACAAAAAAACATCATTCTAACAAAACAACAAAGCAAGGGTGGCAAAGATGGAAGAAAACAATGATCCGTTTGATGGAGTTGGTCTGAGGATCACCCTTCCGAGCACTGATGGTGCCTTTTTAAAGATCAAGGAAACTTTGACCCGTGTAGGGTTATATTCAAAGTCTGATGGTCGTCAAGTGTTGGTGCAGTCATGCCATATTCTTCACAAGCGTGGCGAATATGCAATTGTACATTTCAAGGAAATGTTTTCTCTGGATCATAGGGATTCAACTTTTACTTATCAAGACGAGGCAAGACGAGACGCTATCGCAATTTTGCTTCAAGAGTGGGGTTTGTTAACTCTGCTCGACCAACCTGCCACTTTAGAGGCTGATCGAAAGGCAGCGAAGTTCAAAGTTGTGTCCTACAAAGATAAATCTAATTGGTTGTTGAAGAGTAAGTACACGTTTTCGCAGAGAAAGTAAGAGCAGAGAATGAAATTAGACATGTGCGTCTACATTCTTTACAGTTTAGGGTCATGCTGTTTTCTGGCAGGGTCGCTATTAACCATTTGGTTGAAACTGAGAGGAATACAATGACTGTTGATGTGGGAAGACCTCCAATGATTGGATTTCCTAATTGTGATAAAATTGTTGAAGACATTCGCAAAAAAGAAGATGAAGATATTATTTCAAGAACTTTAGATGGAACCGATGTATTTTATGGTGGTGGTTATGTAGAAGGTGTAAATGTTCCCACACCAGCTTGTATAAATGATGTAATTTGGTATGGTGTCACGGAACAAGAAGAATCAAAGTTTGAGCATAATGAGTTTTACAATAGACCTATCTGTTGAGGATAAATACAATGGCAAACAAGAAGAAAGACGTGATAGTTTCAGATGTTACTGTTTCTAAGAAGAAGAACAAAGCAGTTAAGAAAGTTGTGAAGAAAACTGCAACCAAAAAGACCGTGGCGAAGAAGGTCAAGAAAAGTCAAGCGGTGAGTCAGAGCCCAGTGTCTAGGACTAAAACACTGAAGGGGCAATTGACGACTACTGTGTCTAAAGTAGATACTAATACACCAGTTAACAGATGGGCCGCCCCTATTGATCCTCTTTTGGCAGATAAGTTGGAACTGATTGATGATATACAATGCTCTAATACTTTTGAAATGAGAGAGCACAAGATGCTTGAAGCTGCTAGAATTGAACAACAGGATAAAGTCGAACTCAAGATTCCGTTTTGGGCTCGCATTTTGTGGTGGTTTGTTAAGAAGTGAATGAGAGAGAAAAGCAAGCCTTTCTGACCTATGCTGATGCTATTATAGCTGAATGCCACAAAGTCAGATTCGAAGAAGGTGTACCTGGTTCAGCTCGCTATTCTAATATGGAAGAGAAATTGACTGAACCACGACAGTTTTATGTCTTGGGTCATAGTGATGGCCGTGAAAAGATGGCTAAAGAAATATTGAACATCATGAAAGCCTTGCAGACAGTTGAACAAAAATATAGTGATGAGATTGTTAAGCAATCATTAACAAAAATTGCAAAGGATCCAAGATGGAAATTGAAAAAGAATTGATTGCAAAGGAATTGCGCAAACATTCTCAAGAGCTTCGAGCAAAAATAGATAACAATCTGACGAATGCAACATGTACAAAAAATTTTGAACGTGATAGTGAAATCATCAATTGCGAATGTCACGCTATCTTTAAATTAGAGCAAAAATACAAGAAGAAGCATGATAAGCTTGTAAGAAAATATAGCAAACGTTCCACATGTTTGCGTGGATGTAAAATTTGTAACAGAATCCGAAATTGGCTGCATATTTGAGGTGATTCATGGCACAGAAGAAAGAAGTGGTAAGTGGATCATTGGATGATCTGAGGATAGAACGCAGCGGTGTTGGTGATGTTAATGGTAAAGGTCGTGGTTCAGCTGCTCGTTTCAACGCAGGTAAGATGAGGTATGATTTGCTTGATATTGGAGTGTTAATAGAGTCACTTAAAATTGAGTTGGAGGATTCCCTGTACTTGCCTGTTTTGGAAAGTCTTTCCAAATGGCAACATGGTGGCACGTCTGAAGATTTATTGCAATCTGCACTGACTCTTTCTATATTGACTTCCAGCAACTGGAGTGAGAATCCAGCTTGTATAGGTTATGTTCCCTGGGATCAATGTGCTGAAGTTTTTGAATATGGTGCCAAGAAATATTCAGAATGGAATTGGTTGCGTGGCCAGTCTTGGTCTATTCCATTTGCTTGTTGTTTAAGGCATTTGGCTAAGATTTCTAGAGACGAATGGATTGATCCAGAATCTGGCAAAACACATCTTGGCCATTTTCTTTGTAATGTAATGATGCTATGCTACTTTGAGAAGGAATACACGGAAGGCGATGATCGTCCTCCATTCCTGAATAAAGAATGAGGATCCAATGCGTTTCTATACTAATGTTGTCAATCGTGGAAAGAACATCTATGTTCGAGGTTGGGCTGAAGGCAAACGTTGGGCTGAAGTAATACCATACAAACCACGTCTTTATATCGAGAACAATAAACAACTCACGGCAGGTAAGTGGGTTGATATGATGTCCGGTAAAGCACTGGCACAAGTTGATTTTGATAATATCTATGAAGCTAAAGACTTCATCAAACAATATGATGGGTTGAATGATTTTCATATCTATGGATCAACTGATTGGACTGGTCAATACATATTTGATGTTTTCCCAGGAGAGGTGCATTCTGACCTGAACAGGATCAATGTGCTGTTTATGGATATTGAAGTAGATTCTAAGAATGGATATGCTTCTGTAAACAGTGCTGAGAATGAAGTCATCTCAATTACGATCTGCACGCGTGGTAAGTATTATGTATTGGGTTTGGTTGACTTCAAAGTGCCAGAAGGCAAGAATGTTCAATATCACAAGTGTAGCAGTGAACGTGAACTCCTTGTTATCTTTCTACAATGCTGGGAGAAGGCCGATCCTGACGTTGTAACAGGATGGAACACCAATGGCTACGACTTACCTTATCTGATCAATCGCATTTCTCGAGTCTTTGGAGAGGAAGAATGCAAGAAGCTTTCTCCATGGAGAAAAATGCCAGTCTTGAAGGACGCAATTGGTAAAGCTGGTCGCAAAACGATCAAACCTTACATTGATGGCATCGCTTGTCTTGATTATTATGATCTCTACACCAATGGTAAATTCGTTCAAAGTCAACGTGAAGAATACACACTTGACTATATTTCTAGATATGAACTTGGTTCTGAAAAGACAGATTACAGCCAGTATGGATCACTTGCGAAATTTTATGAACAGAATCCACAGCTCTTCATAGAATACAACATCCATGACGTTGAATTGGTTGTTGCTCTGGATGCCAAGTTGAAGTTTCTTGAGCTGGTCTATTCGATGGCTTATGATGCCAAAGTCAACTATCAAGATACTTTAGGATCAGTGTTCATCTGGGAAAACATCATCCGTAATCACCAGATGTCTAAGGGAATGGTTCCGCCATTAAAGAAAGACGTGGGCGAGAAGAACCAATCTATTGTAGGTGGTTATGTCAAAAACCCAAATCCTGGTATGTATCATTGGGTTGTAACCTTTGACGCGTCATCCCTGTACCCTTCTTTGATTCGACAATTGAATATCAGTCCAGAGACACTTCAGGGTGTAATGTATTCTGTCGACAGGTCTGACTTAGATGGTAGTGGTTGGGAAGAAGCGAGGGCGTTGGCTCAAGAAAACAATTGGACGATTGCTTCTAATGGCGCAGCTTTTGATGTTGAAAGAAGTGGATGTCTACCAGAATTGATGTACATCTATTATCAGAAAAAGAATGATGCGTCAAAACTTCAAATTGAAGCAGAAAAAGAGTTACAGCTGAAACCTGGTGATAAGGAATTAGAACTTCGCATTCAGAATCTGAAGTCAAAGATATTCGCAACCAAGGTGCTACTCAATTCTTGTTTCGGTGCAACATCTAATCCTTACTTCCAGTTCTCTGACGATAGAATCGCGGAAGCAATTACAACTTCAGGTCAGACGTTGATTCAGACCGCTGCAAAAAGAGTCAATGCACAATTTTGCAAGATCATGAAAAGCAATCGTGATTACATTATTGCTTCTGATACAGACTCAATTATTGTGGATTGTTCTTCAATTGTTGAAGCTGCCAAATGGAATGGTTCTTTGAATCCAACTGCGTCTGTTGAAGAAACAACCAAGTTCCTCAATAGATTGTGCGAAGCTAAACTGAACCCATTGCTTGATGAAATCATGGATGAGATAGTTAGCAAGACTCATGCTCGTGAAAAAGCAGTGTTCATGGTGCGTGAAGCAATTTGCGACACAGTAGTTTGGGTGGCTGCTAAGAATTACATGATGCGCATTTGGAACAACAAAGGCGTCACATACAAGAATCCTAAATACAAGATCATGGGTCTTGAAGCTGTTCGTTCTACCACTCCAACTGCTTGTAGAAAAGCTTTGAAGCATTCAATTGAATTGATACTAGATGAAAATCAACAGGGATTGTTAGATTACATAGAGGAATTCAAGAAAGTATTTTGGAACTCTGATTATTCTGAAGTCAGTAAGAACATTAGCGTGAGATTTGGTTCACCTGTTGTTACTCAACAGATCAGAGCAGCAACAGTGTATAACAATGCCATCAAAGAAAGAAATTTGGAAAATCTCTATTCTTTGATATCACATGGTAGTAAAATACGCCTCTTGCATCTAAAGAAACCAAATCCATTGGGGTCTGATATTATTGGATTCCCAGAAGGCAAGCTTCCAAAGGAATTTGGAATTGACAAGTATATTGACAAAGAACAAATGTTTGAAAAGACATTCATGGTTCCGCTTGAAAAGATGGTTAAAGCAGGTGGAATGAGTATTAAGCAAGAAGATTCATTGTCTGCATTTTTTGTTTGAGGATTAGATATGGCAAATGTTGAATTACTGAAAAGATTAAAAGCAGCATCAACTATTGATGAAACATCAATGCTGGAAGATTCAGTGGTGTTTCAGAAAAAGGATTTGGTTCAGACTCCTGTTCCAATGTTGAATGTTGCATTATCAGGCATGCTGGATGGCGGATTTGCTTCTGGCTTGACGGTATTTGCGGGTGAGAGCAAAAGGTTCAAGACTATGTATGTCTTGATTTGTGCTGCTGCTTATCTGAAGAAATATCCTGATTCTGTTCTTTTGTTTTATGATTCTGAATTTGGTACTCCACAATCATATTTCAGTTCACTTGGTATTCCTCTGGATAGAGTGATTCATACACCTATTACAACTGTTGAACAATTGCGTTCAGATATAGCCAATCAGTTGAATGCTATCAAGAAAGGAGACAGAATTTTCATTGCAGTTGATTCTGTAGGAAATCTTGCGTCTGCAAAAGAAGTCAATGATGCCTTAGACGAGAAGTCCGTAGCAGATATGACACGCGCCAAACAATTGAAGTCTCTCTTTCGTATTATCACTCCACAGTTGACATTGAAAGATGTTCCATGTTTTGTTGTTAATCATACTTACAAAACCATGGAGCTTTATTCCAAAGATGTTGTATCTGGCGGAACAGGTGTTTATTATAGCTCTGATAACATCTTTATTATTGGTCGACAACAAGAAAAAGAAAAAGATAAATTGTCTGGTTTTAATTTCATTATTAATGTAGAGAAGTCACGTTTTGTAAAGGAAAAGAGTAAAATACCGATTAGTGTTTCTTTTGAGCATGGTATGCAAAAGAATTCTGGATTGCTTGAATTGGCTCTTGAGTTGAATTATGTAACTTCGCCAAAATTGGGACAATATGCTTTCGTGAATCGCAAGACTGGTGAAGTAGAAGATAAGACATTCAAAAAGACCGAAACCACTAAACCAGAATTTTCCAAACGTTTGTTGGATGATGTTGATTTTCAAGAAGCTGTTAAGGATAAGTTTCAGATTGCTAGGACAGCTCTGTTTAAGAATGATGAGGAATAAGAATGCCACAACCAATCGAAGTTGAAATTTTAAACGGTTTGGTGTTTGATTCGGAGTTTGCTAAGCTTGCTTTGCCGCACTTTGAAGATGAATATTTTTCTGATGATGGTACAAGAACAGTTTTGAGCCTTGCTCGTGATTATATTGGTAAGTACGGAAGTCAACCAACGATTGATGCTTTAGCAATTGATCTGCAATCTGTAAAAGAGTTGACACAGGACCAGTTTGAAGGTGCTAAGAATGTTATTCAAGAATTGAAACCGAGTGAAACTGACTACAAATGGCTGGTAGATAAAGCTGAAGGATTCTGCCAAGATCGTGCTTTGTATCTTGGTATCATGCAAGCCATTCACATTGTTGATGGTAAGGAAACCAAGCATGGTATCTCTAAAGGAGCAATTCCTGACTTACTGCAAAAGGCATTGGCTGTCAATTTTGATCGTTCCATAGGTCATGATTACTTTTCTCAAGCTGATGCTCGTTTTGCATTCTATCATAATGATGAAGAACACATACCATTTGATCTGGAGATGCTCAACCGCATCACCAAAGGTGGTTTGTACCGCAAGACTTTAAATGTTTTCACCGCTGCACCAGGAGTTGGTAAAACTCTGACAATGTGCCATATGGCTGCATCATATGTTGCATCTGGTTTGAAAGTTCTATACATCACAATGGAAATGTCTGAAGAAAGGATTGCTCAGAGAATTGACGCGAACTTACTTGATGTATCCTTGAATGAGATAGAAAATATTTCTAGAGCGGATTTTGATTCCAGAGTGCAAAGAGCACGTTCCAGAATGACGGGTGATATAGTCATCAAAGAATTCCCGACTGGTGGTGGAAACGTCAATCATTTCAGACATTTACTTTCTGAATTGGACCAGAAGAAGAGATTCAAACCGGATGTTATCTTCGTTGACTATATGAATATTTGTTCATCAGCCCGTTACCGTAATGGCGATGGAGCAAATAGTTATTCTGTCGTGAAAGCTATTGCTGAAGAGTTGAGAGGCATGGCGGTTGAATTCAATGTTCCCGTTGTTACAGCAACACAGTTTAACCGTGAAGGAGCGGGTTCGTCTGATCCTGAAATGACGAATACATCAGACAGCTTCGGAACACCCATGACGGCTGACTTGCAATTGGCAATCTACTCTACTCCAGACCTGGATGAACAGGGTAAGTTGGTTATCAAGCAATTGAAGAATCGCTACAATGATAAGACAGAATACAAGAAGTTTCTGTTAAGAGTGGATAAGAGCAAAATGCGTTTGATGGATGATGATGTGCTGGAAGGATACTCAACTTCTTTGTCTGATAAGGAAAAGAAGAACATTGAAGAAATGTCTAATGCTCGCAAACCAACACATGATGAAAAATCATTTGGTGGGTTTGATTTTGGAGAGGATGAATAATATGCGCGTATGTGTACTCTATTGGCCTATCAGTGGTGTGGGTGGTATCTCAACTTTCATGAAGCATATGAAAGCAGTCGCAGATGATCGTGGAGATACATTCCATGTTCTCTGTTCGCCAAATCAGAAAGGTAAAGAAGTTGGGTTATTGCCAGAAGCAACTGAAGTGGCTGGTGGTTCATCTAACATCTTGATTGATGGATATGTGCCGCATCATCCATCTAACTTCGAGAAGTCCGCTGATTTCATCGCCAAGAATTATGACGTGGTTCTAACAGCCCATTTATGTCCAAGACCTAACAAGTCTTATGGTGAAGAACCCGTTTTCTTAAATCTTCTGAATGAATTGCATGCAAAAAATGTTAGAATGATTGGATTCATTCATGATGGGTATTGGGACACTTACAAGGAGTTCGGCATTCCAACTCTTGAGTTAATGCAGAAAACAATTATTGCGCAGCCAACTTATGCCAAACCAATTCTAACAGAAAAACACTATCCAATTGAACCAACTTATCTGGCCATTCATCCACGAATTCTAGAAGCCAATAAACTTGAAGGCGATCAAAGAAATCGTAAGCGCGTTGTCTGGTTGCCACAATGGAAGCGCATCAAAGGTACACACCTGATGCTACAAGGACTTCCTGAGGCAGAACAGATAGGATATGATGTACATCTTTATGGATGCGGCATTGATTATTACAACGCATGTTTGGAAGATAGCTGGAAGAAGATGATTGGTAAAGATCTATTCCGTCCAGATTGTTCTGGCCAAGGAACAGCAACTTATTTCGGTACAAGACCATACAACGAAGTTTCTGTTGCTTTACAACAAGCAACTTTCTCACTAGATTTCCAAGGTCACAGTGCAAAATATAAGACTGCATATGAAACTGGTTCTTACAATTATACTCATCTTGAAAGTCTATATTGGGGATGCGTACCTGTTGTGCATAAAAATTTCTTGAAGAATGACATACCAGATGATTTGGTTCTTGCTCTTGACCACCCTGAAATGTGGGCAAACGCCATCAAGAAGTATTGTAGCTTTAATTACCCAACCGAAAAAGCCAGGGAGTATGTATTGGAACATCATTCTGCTACAAGGCATTATGACCAGACATTTTCAATGGAATGTAAAGAGATTAAGGAAGAAGGTGGTCTTTCGGCATTCTTTGTATGAATCGTTGGACTTACAATGGTTTTGACTATGATGAATCTAAAGGAGCATTCGGATTCATCTATTTGATTACAAATCTTGAAACAGGCAAAATGTACGTCGGTAAGAAAAGTTTCAAGAGATGGGATGGAGAAGAGAGCGATTGGAGAACATATCATGGCTCATGTAAGAGTCTGAATGAAGACCTGCGTGAAAAGAACTCTTTGAAGAGAGAGATTCTCTACATTTGTGAAACTGAAGAAGAAATGGATAAACTGGAAATTGAAGAGCAATTAAAGCGTGATGTTGTGAATGATCCTAGATATTACAATCGCAGAGTTGGGGATAGATTTCTAGGCATGAAACGTGTGAATGGTAGGCTACAGAAGAAAACAGCATGAAACGTGTGGTAGATAACACTAAACCAGTGAAGATTGTTATAGAGCCTCATGCAGACAATTAGAGAAAGTATAAATATCTTCAATTGAATAGAGGATATTTTATGAAGGAGTGGATATATAAAGGCGAAGAATTAGCACAAGTTCCTGGCAATGCATTTGGATTTATCTATTGCATAACTAATGTTAATTCTGGGCAGAAATATATAGGCCGAAAACAATTTGTCACCCAAAAAGGAGTAGAAACAAATTGGAAAACTTATTTTGGGTCTAGTATGCATTTGTCTAAAGATGTAGAAAAATTAGGCAAAAAATGTTTTCTTAGGGAAATTATTAGCGTTCACTCATCTAATTCAGAATTGTGTGAAGCGGAAGTGACGGAACAAGAGAATAGAAATGTTCTGTATGAAATTTTACCCAATGGCGAAAGAGCATATTACAACAGATGTATAAAAGGCAAAGAATTTTATATCAATATGTTGGAGAAATGGCAAGACCCAGAGTACAGGAAGCATCAAGAAGAAATGCATAAAGAAACATGGAAAAATCCAGACTATAGGAAGAGGATGTCTGATGCTCATAAAGGACAAGTCCAATGGAATTTAGGATTAAAAGGAACGCAACCTGTTACAGAAGAATTAAGAGCAAAGAGAAGAAAGTTATCCAGACAACTGTGGAATGATCCAGTTTATAGAGAAAATTGTTTGAATGCCTGTAAATCAGAGGATCGAAGAAAGAAGTTGTCTGATGCCCATAAGGGTAAAAAATGGATAACTAATGGCAGCAGAAGCGTTCTGTTTAGAGGAGAAAATCTCCCAGAAGGTTACAGATATGGCAGGAAATATTCCCCAAATAGTTTGTGAAACCCATGCCGATGATGCCTTTTTGAGTATGGGGCAGCATTTAGAAGATTGGCATAAACAAAGGATTCCTACAGCTATTGTTACAGTTTTCAGTGGTACTAGAAAGAGAGCTGTAGATGCACAGAAATACGCAGATGCTGTAGGAGCAAAATGGGAAGGTTGGGGGTTTGTAGAAGGGGAACCATTACCCAATGATCTTTCTATGTATTTGCAAAATTCAAAAATATCTTTATTTCCTTTCTCGGAAAGTGTTGAATGGTATATAAATCTTGCTCTAACACACCCGGAACATAAGAGGGTAAGAGAGTTGCTGGAACCTGCGGCAGCTGGAATGTATGTTGATCAGCCTTATGCTATCACACAAAAGAATGCTCCTATTGTAACAGAACTCATGAAAGGAAGAACAGTTCTGAGTTACAAACATCCTGGGAAGCGTAAGTATCGCCACATTCCTCTGTTCAAAGACCAATCAAAGTTCTTTTATTTCAACAATGAAGAGAAACTTCTTCAGACCTTTGAAATGATCGTCCAATAAATAAAATAGTTATTTACATAGAGACAGAATGATGAAGACTTTCACTGAATTCTTGGTAGAATCTTCCTTCACCCACGATAGGAAAGAATATGAAAGTCATCCTTTCCTGAAATCTAAAGGACTAACCAGATTGCGCAATGGCGCAAAAATTGTCGACAGTGATGATGGATCAATCTATCATGATCATTCTTCTAAAAATCCTCATGTAGTATATGCGTTCAAACAAGATGGCGAACATCATGTGCATGTTTATCCTGGAGATCCTAGATCAACAGAACCCACACATGCTGGAGTCGGCAAAACTCCAACCGAAGCAATGAATAATTTGAAACCTTTCAAACAGTATGCCAAGAAATATTTAGATGAGTCTGTTCTGAAGGAATTCCATCCAACGCCTGCTGGAAAGGAAGTTCCTGGGGCCGAGAGTGATCAAGGCGCTGAGAAATATGTCAAACAAGTGAATGGCAAGTGGGCACTGGTTTCACGTCATACTGGTCGTCCATTGAAATATTTTGATAGCAAACCTTCTCGTGAAGAGGCTGGCAAAGCTCTCCGCACGGTTGAATACTTCAAACACTCTTAATTTTGAATCAAACTGGCTTACACTAAACTTTTCCTAGTTGGAGGAGTTTATGAGTCTGCCCAAAATTGAATTATGGAATCAGTCTCCAACTGAATTCAGTTATACAACTGAAAATAATGTAAGATATATGATAATCCCACTCCAACATACTGGAAAGCGGAGTTTAAGGATTTTTGATCCGCATGTATTGGGATGGAAATCTTTTGGACCATATGATACTACTAAGCAAGCTTATCAGGCAGCTTGCGAGTATGACAACACACATGCCTGAAACACACACATAGGAGAAACAAATGAATAGTAAATCACAAACGCCGTATGAACTTAGAGCAGAACTTCTGAAGCGCGCCATTGACTTGGTCACTTATCAGACAGATGCAAATTATCAATATGCATTGGAGAATTTCAATAATGTTGCTCGTCTCATTGAATATTCCAATCAATTGAAGGATGAAGGATTTGTTGAAGCCAAGAAGCAGTTAGAAATGGCTAAAGATGGTTACAAGAGCATTATGTCTGCAGCGTTGGAAATGGCCGAATCCATGAATGCGTTCGTTTCCAAGAACTAATGAACATAGCTGGAATTGATTGGAGTATGACTTCACCCGCTATCTGCATTGCAGATAGCGGTTATCCTTTTTGTTATGAGGATTGTAGATTTCATTTTTTCAGCAAGAAGGCTGATGATACAATCCAGCTTTTGCCTTATGATCCAATCCCAGCTTGGGACTCGCAGGAAGAAAGATTTCATTGGTATTCTAATTGGGCTCTAGATATTCTTTGGTTCTACAGAGTCAAGAAAGTAGTGATAGAAGGATATGCGTTTGGTTCTTCATCTGGTCTTGTCTTCAATATCGGGGAATCAACAGGTGCTTTGAAACAGATGATGTGGAAGAAGGGAATAGAATTTGAGACTGTTCCACCAACTGTTGTAAAGAAATTTGCGACAGGCAAAGGAAACGCCAACAAGGACAAATTAAGAGAGCAGTTTGAAACAGAAAGTGGTTACACGCAGCTCAAAGCAGTGTTACATGAAACTGAAAAGCAGAACAATCCGTCATCAGATATAGTGGATTCATATTTCATTTGTAAATATCTGTGGACACAGGTAAATTCTTGATTTTGTGGGTTTCTAATTCAATAAAATTAATGACTTAGGGACGCTGTAAACTCTAACCCACACTACCCTACATTTCGTTCCTAAATCAACTGAATTTGACGTTTATGACAGTCTATGTAGACAATATGCAGGCACAGTTCAAAAGAATGACAATGTGTCATATGTTGGCTGATACTACAGAAGAACTGTTAGAAATGGCTGATAAGATTGGAGTTGCTAGGAAGTGGTTACAGAAAGCTGGCACTTTGCATGAGCATTTTGATATTTGTATATCTAAGCGTAAACTAGCTGTTCAAGCAGGAGCCAGAGAAATAACATTGAGGCAGACTGGCGAACTGATTCATAAAAAACGTGAACAGTTGTGATTTAACAATCGTTAAGGTTAGAGTGATGAAAATGAGTTATACTAAGTCGTTCCCCACTTTGAGAGGCTATCATAATGGCTAACCGTGCTGCGGTTATGGATAGGCTGTATGGTTCTGAACCTCTTGTCATCAATGCGCAAGGCATTGAACTGATCAAGCTGATGAACTGGTACAATATGAATGCTGAACCAGAAGATCGTCGCAAGTGGATCGTTGACTATGCTAAGAACAGACTGCACTACAGTGATACTGATTTGTCTTTGTTGTCAGGAGCTGCTTTGCAGATGGTTCAAACCATTCCATATTGCGCTCGCGCTATATTGAAAGGTAGCACATTTCATGATCAATTGAATGTGGTCAATTTGATTGACAATACTTGTAAGGAAGTGGTTCAGAAAGCTCGCGCCAGTTACAATGAAAACCATTCTCAACGTGAGCAAAATAGAATCCGTTCTGAAATGGTCAGGAAAGTTATTGTCTCAAACGCCTACTGGAACATTTTCGATCAGTTGGAAAATGGCAAGGGTGATGTTAAGCTGACTGCGCTGTCAGAACTGACGATACCTGAAATGGAGCGCATCAAAACTCACATTGAGTCTTCTTTGAATGAATACAAAGAAGCCAAGAATGATCCAGAAGGTTATGAGTGCATCAATTTTAGGGCCATGATCAAACGTCTTGAAAAGACGCTCGATGATATCAATCAACAGACCAGCACTGTAAAGGCTCGCAAGAAAGTCACAGTGATCAGGAAGCATAAGCCTATCAGTGCGGCAAAGCAAGTCTCCAAGTTGCGGTATGCCAAGGAGATAGATGGCTTCAAGTCTGTGAATCCGGAAGCCATACTGACTGCCAGCTTGTTGTTTGTTTATGATGAAAAGACCAGGAAACTGGTTAAGTTTCAGAATCCTGACGGCACGAAACTGGCGATCGCCAGCAGCAAGGTTAAGGCCCACACTATTACAGCCAGGACAGTTCGCAAGCCTTCGCTCGTGCTTACAGAGATGCGTAAAGGCACTATCAAGACAGCTGAAAGAGTGTATGAAACACTTACCACCAAAGAACAAGTTCACAGTGGGCGTCTGACTGACAAATGCTTAATTTTGCGGGTCAATGCGGTATAATCATGATATTGTGATCGGGAACATTAACATGAAAATTAGAAACCAGTACATTTGTTTGATCATTGGATGGTTGTTTTATTTCTTTGGTCTGGTGTTTCATACTTTTTGGCTTGGCACCGTATGCTATGGATTGGCTTGTTTCTTCTTTATCACATCAATCGTGAGTGCTTTCTACGAGTAGAGGTATTAAATGAAAGTTTGGTATAAGGACTGGCACTACTGGGCAGGTGCGTTGTCTATCTGGCTTGGATTTTTTGCAGACAGACCTCACTTGAACATTATTAGTTATAGCTTCGTGATTGGTTACATATTCACACTCTTGGGCATTGGCCTTTTGTACAGAGAACAATGATACTTGTAGACTTCTCCCAGATAGCTTATGCGGCGATACACGCAACTACGAAATCAGGCAGAGTTGATGAAAGTTTCTTACGTCATCTTGTCCTGAATTCTGTACTGCACATCCAGCGTAAGCATTCGCATAAGTATGGTAAGGAGATCGTTCTTGCCTGCGACAACCGTCATTGCTGGCGTGTTGACAGTTTCCCCCCATACAAATGGGAACGCCGTAACAACGAGACGAAGGACGAACTTGACTGGGATTCTATACACGCATCATTAAACAATATTCAACAGGAAATCAGAAACCATTTTAGATATTCTGTTGTGAATGTTGATGGCGCTGAAGGCGATGATGTGATAGGTGTATTGGCTAATCATGCTTGGGTTCAAGAACGAGAAATCGGTCCTGCAGAATTTGGTGGATTGATATTGGAAAGCGATCGACCAAGACTGGAAAGTTATCCAACTCTAATTGTCTCTTCTGATAAGGATTATGGCCAATTAGGGTACATAGCTGATCAGTATGACCCCAAGAAGAAAGTGTTCATCACTTCTCCTGATCCAGATGGAGCACTGCGTTACTTAGTATTGAAAGGGGATTCATGTGATGGTATCCCCAACATATTGAGTGATGATGATGTGTTCATGGACAAGAATAAGAAACAGAAGCCTGTTGGTCAAAAGAAATTGATGGAATGGGCTGCACTCACGGATCAACAGTTGAAAGATTCTAATCCTGCTATTGCAAAGAATTGGGAACGCAACAACACGTTAATCAATTTGAGAAATAAAACACCAACAGATATTGCTTCCAAGATCGTGTATGAATATCAACAACAGATTGGCAAGAATTCTAATGGCCTGATGGATTACTTCTTTAAGAATCACTTACACAAATTGATGCAAGACATTCAGGAGTTTCAATGATTAGAAAAGCAATGGGCTCTATTATCAAACAAGTTTGTGGCTTGAAGAATGACGCTGAAAAGATTTCATTTCTAAGACAGAATTGTAGTGCACCCCAATTCAAGACAGTCTTGTGGCTATGGACTACAGACAAAGTTCATTTTAATCTCCCTGAAGGCAAACCCCCCTATGACCACAAGAATGATGGTTATGATGAAGGAGCCGAAGAAGAAATTTTGTACATGGAGGCACGTAAACTAATAAACGTGACTGACCATGGTGTGATGAAACACCAGCACAAATTTAAGCGTGAACAGTGGTTTATTGATTTGATAAAGGATGTTCATCCGGATGATGCTGACTTGTTGTGTTGGGTCAAGGATAAGACATTTCCTGATGGTCTCAATAGAAATATCATTATGAAAGCGATTCCCTCCCTTAAGAGCATGGATAATTCATGTTGAAAATAATTACTGATGTTGATGGTGTGTTGTTAGACTGGTTTAATGGATTTGAAAAGTGGATCACTGAAGTCAAGGGCGTGAAGCCCACTCATGATGCCACACCGTCAATGTATAAATTGACGGATAAATATCCGTTCACAAGTAAGGAAATAGTTAAACTGATTGAAGAGTTTAATAGCAGTCCTTATTTCGGTGAATTGAAGCCAATTGATGGCTCTGTAGAGTTTCTCAAAAAGCTTCTTGAAGATAATACCAAAGAAGTAGCTTGGCTTTCTGCTGGTTCAGTTGCAGGTCAAGAAGAATTATGTTTTGATATGCGCGCTAATAACCTAAAGGAATGCTTTGGAACTGATATTACAGGCACCCTTTTAGTCATGGACACACCCAAAGACGCTTACCTAGAAAAATACAAAGAAGAAATGGGTGATAGTCTGGTTTTCATAGAAGATTCTTTGAGTCATGCTGAAACTGCGATTAAACTTGGTATCAGAACCATTCTGCTTGGAACCACTTACAATAACACCAAGAACAAATCAAAGCTGTTGTACAGAGCTGAAAGCTGGGAAAACATTTACAATATTATTGATAAAATTGAGAAGGAAATAGAGTATATGAACACGCATGTATCTCGTACTGGACAAACTGCAAAACACTGGAAATATTTGAAAGAAAAGAAAGCAACCAATCCAACATACAAACATGTGAGTGCTGAAGTTTCAATGATTCCAAATCCATTGGGTGAAATGTTGCCGCCTATTCCAATGGTGTCTAGGCCAGGGAACACTTACAACATTGGGCGCAACAAGGCAAAACGTGAAAAGAAAGCGATGAGGAGAATCCAGAATGGATAATTATGCGGCTAAAAGTGAAGTACAGGAAGATATTTCAGCAGAAGCTGATAAGCATCAAGTGTTGAATAAACAACTTGATGAAGCTATTAGTTATCTGGAAAGTTCTCTTGATAGAGTTCTTATTCCAGAGAAGGAAAAGGCAATACTGGGCGATTCAAGTGTAAGCTACGCTATCAATGCAGCTCCAGCTCCTTCGCAACCAAGGAGTAAATTGAGTGTCTGGATGAGTCGCAGAAATGATGTATTAGAGCGTGCCATTGAAAGGATCAATAATCTGCGCACAAGATTGGATATAATTTGATGCGAACAGTTTTTAATACAAACAAGAAATCCAGGAAGCCATCACTTTTCTTTGGTGATGGTTTGTCTGTTGCTAGATTCGATGAACAGAATTTTGAAATCTTTGAAAAGTTGACCAAACGGCAGCTGGGTTATTTCTGGAAGCCAGATGAAGTAGATGTTTCTAAGGATATCAAGGACTTCCGTGCGTTGAATGAAGCTGAACAACATATTTTCACTTCAAACATCAAACGTCAGGTGATGCTGGATTCTATCCAAGGTCGAAGTCCTGCATTGGTCTTGTTACCTATCTGTTCATCTACAGAACTCGAGAATTGGATTCTAACTTGGTCTTTCATGGAGACCATTCATTCTCGTTCTTATTCCTACATCATACAGAATGTATATTCTGATCCTAGTATTGTACTAGATGATGTGAGTTCTAATCAATATATCAAAGAATGTGCGAATGAAATCAGTTATTACTATGACAGATTGGTAGCAGTGCCAGCCAAAGAAGAGTTGATTATGCTGCTATATGCAATTGCGGCATTAGAAGGCGTGCGATTCTATGTTTCTTTTGCTTGTTCTTGGGCATTTACAGAACAAAAAAAATCAATGGAAGGGAATGCTAAACTGATCAAGCTGATTGCTCGCGATGAGAATTTGCATCTTGGAGCAGTACAACATATGATTAAGATACTTCAGACCGATCCTTCTTACAAGAAAGCATTTGAAGAAACTCGCCAAGTGGGTATTGATATCTTTGAATCTGTCGCGAAACAAGAAAAAGATTGGACGGATTATTTGTTCAGGCATGGCGCCATGATAGGTCTGAATACAGACATGTTGAAGAGTTATGTAGATTGGTTGGTGTCCAAGCGTCTATTATCCTTGGGTCTGCCTTCCTCTTATGTAGGAACCAATCCTCTACCTTGGACCAACAAATGGATCAGTGGTAAGGAAGTCCAGTCCGCTCCCCAGGAGACCACACTGGTCAATTACATAGCAGGTGACATTAAACAAGACGTGAATGAGAAGACTTTCTCAGGATTTTCACTGTGAGCAATTTGTTGCGGTTAACAAATGAAAGAATAAATCATGAATGACTTTGCAAAAATATTTCACACGCCAAAATATGGCCAAGTCCTAATGTTGTTGAAAGCAGATGAGGAAGGCAAGCCTAGATTATGTTTCTTTATGAAGCCTAATGGACTTGACGTTTGTAACATTGCTCTTGGATTTGATGAATGGGATGATGCAGAAAAAGCATTCGAAGAAGCAAACGATGATATTGCTAGTCAATTGGCTGAAGCATTGTTCTTATCCATACATTCCCGATAAGACGGATATAAGGAAGGAACAATGAATGATGTCATAGCTATTCATAGAGCTTGGTATCGAGTTGATCCAGCTTACCGAAATGAAAAAAGCTATAGAGTCATGGTATTGAAACCAGAAACAACAGTGTCCGAAATCATTAATTGGTACGAAACTGGAATAAATGTTATTGGCAAAGGTGACTTAATTATTTGCGAAGCTCAATTGGAGAAGGGAGAATGAATTATGTCAAAAGAGATCAAGTCGTTCAGGATGTTCTGACAGAACTTGAAAAAGCGGTGCAGAAATATCCTTCATGGCCAACTGATGCTATGCATGCGATTGGTCCATTCAATGAAGAAGCTGGAGAACTGAATCAAGCTCTTTTGCAGAGAGTATATGAACCCTGGAAAAATGCTGATTGTGATCAAGTTAGAAAGGAAGCGATTCAAGCAGCTGCCATGGCAATTCGCTTCCTGATGAGTGTAGAAGTGTACAGCTATAATCAATCTGTACAACATAGCCAGTGAGTATATAATTATGTTTGATAGGATATTATTTTCGATTGCGATGTTGTGTTCAATATCTGTAATTCTTATTGACGCAATTGTTCCTGGTCAATATAATGGTGGTGAAATGTTGTGGGCTGGAGTAGCAACATTGTGGTGTATCAGTTGGTATATTAATCATGAACAAAAATGAACGACAGTCTTTGATGGAATTACTTGAGCGTTTGAAACATATTGAGGGAGCACGAGACGGAGATGAAGCATGTTTAAGATGTGCTCGTCGTCATCTTGCAGAAGTTCTTGGATTGGATCTTACCCACTATCGCCTAATGTATGAAGAGATTCCTGTTACACGTAAGATGTTCTACAAGCATTACAAGAAAGTAGAATGACGAAGTGGCCATACACGCAAGTAGACCATGATGGCTTCAAATGTGGAGTTTGTGGAAAAGTAGTTGTAACAGACTGCATGATAATAGACCAATATGGACACCAGGTGTATTTCCCTGCATCCTTATATTGGAATTTTGAAAAGTCAGAAGTTTACTGTGGATCTGAACATTCCTTAGAAGGTCACAAGAAATCAGCTAGATGATTTCTTCTTTGAGAATATACTCTTAGCACGCTTGATTAGGTCCCACCACTTCCCAAGCAAGAAGTCTCTTGCTACAAGACTATAATGACGAACTAAACCGCCTGCAACGAAACAGGCGATATAGGGGACCCAAGACCAATGTACAGTTGGTAGGAAAGAAAGGATTGACATTATTCAATCTCACCCACGATGGTGAATTCATCAAGAACGAATGTAACAGGGAAGATTTCAATTTGACTACCAGCTTGCCAAGACAACTGAATTCCGCCCACTTGTACAGGAAATAGTCCCTCAAAGTTATAAGTCTTGATGACTTGACCTGTTTGTGAATACTGCAGAACTTGTCCACGGCTCTTGTATGCTGCAGGTGCTGATGTACCTGTAGCACGAATGTTAGTTACAGGTGTATTAATCTTTCCAACCCATGCTTCAAAACCAGCACGTACCAAGAAGTCTTCATCGTTTATTACTTCAACTTGCCATTGCTGATATTGACGAACACCAGCAACGTTTATCGTACGACCAAAATAAGGTACAGGTATGGAAGTGACGGATGAATCTGGTATCGAAGCAGCCATGATCATAAATGGCTGTTTGATTTGACCACGCCCATCCAATGGGTTAAAGATGTTGACTTGGAACAGACTAGGGCGAGCGCCACCATATTGGAGTTGGCTCTGGATGTCTGAAATTGCAAATGCCATGTTAGTTATTCCTTATCAAGAAGAAATTGGACCAGTTGTTTGTTGTTCTGAGAAGCTGACTGATCCATTAACTGCTGTAAATGTCAAATTGATGAAGTTGATTGAGAAGTTTGGCTGCACATAAATGCTACCAACGAACTCATTACTATCAACAACCTGTTGTGTATTGTTGGTTGAATCGCAGATGACCTGGAACCAAGTCAAACCACGACGACCCTGAACATCACGCAAGTACGGGTTGACCATATTTACGAACTGGGCTTGTGTGATTGTATCATTGAATTCAAACAATTCATATTTAGCAGCAATAGCAATCGCCTTTTCAATCACAACAAACAGTGAACGCACGTTGATGCGACTGAATGCGCTTGGCTTAGACAACAAGGTCTTATCACCAAACAATACAGTACCCTGTCCAGGGAATGTCACAACTGGGTTGATTGAAGACTGATACAACAAGTCTCTATCAGTCTGTTGTGGACTGTAAGCCAACTTGATGCAATTCTTGATGTTGCCACGGTTGTAACCGGCTGGAGACCACCATGGGTCTGGAAGGGAAGCATACAAACCAGCGATATCAGCATTCAATGGAACATAGATGTACTGAGAGTTGTATGGGTCATACATGTACTTGTAACCAGAATCCAAGAAAGCATAGCTGCTAGATGGAAGTTGATTACGATAAGACACAAGACCAGCAGCTTGACCAGCAGTCACACCAACAACAGTAGAACGTGGTGGGCTCACGAATGCGATACAATCCTTGCGTCCTTCAGCCAATTGACTGATCAAGAAAACAGGAATAGTTGAATTTAGAGTTGGACCCTGAATAATTGCATTGATGGTGTATGTATCAGCATTCTGGTACAAAGCCCATGCGTTTTGCAATGAACCTGTTGAGATGGTGCCTTCTCCAGCAGAACCAACACCACCAGCAAATGTAACTTCAAGAGGAGTGTAATTGGTAGAAGCTGTGATAGATGAAGCGTTACCAGATGGCGCACCAGCACGATCACCAGTCCACCATGCATAAGCACTTTGTGTGTTGATCACTGAAGCATAGTAGTTGCTTCCGCCAGACTCTGCCTGAGAATCTTTCGCACGTGACAAACCTTGGTACACTTCCAATACGGAACCAGGGATGCCTGTAAATGCACCACCAGCGTCAACAAACACTACGTGCAATTCATCACCAGCGCCACCCAACTTAGATACATAATCAGATGTACCAGGAGCGGTTGTTACGAGGTTGTAGAATTCCCAGTAGCGAGTCACAGTGGCTGAAGTTGCGTTAGCAGTCAAGAACAGAGTGTTTGCCAATGAGATAACAGCAGTGGCCACACCATTGGCAGTCGTTACAGGTGTACCAACAGAAGAAATCTGAACATACTGCGTACCAATGGAGGTGTTGCCTAGAGCCAACCAGTCACCTGCATTCAAACTTCCAACAATTGTGGTAGCATCTCCCAATGAAGCGGTGTTAGCTGTATTGCCAGATGGGTTTGAGTTAGTAACAGTCAAAACACCACTGTTAGCACCAGGCTGGAAAGTGAATTGCGCAGTGTTATTAGCATTGGAAGGAGCAGGAGAAGAACTGGTGTAAGCATTTGCAGAGTCGCAAACAGAGACTTGCAAACTGTTACCTAGTGATCCAGGATACTTCGCCATGTACAAACTATTCGTAGGAAGTGAGGTCAGAGCTTCATATGCGTCGCTGTTGTTGACCTGAATTGGGGTAGCAGTGCCTGTATTTGCAAGTGAGTTTACAGCATTTGCGTCTACAGCACGACAAACATACAATGAAGAACTGTAAGACAAGAAGTTGTAAGCACTGAACCAAGATTCAATGTTGTAATCATTGATTGGTTTACCAAAAGTTTGGATCAACTGCGATACAGAACCAATCAGAGTTGGTTGCATAGCAGGACCCCATACGAACGGAGCAGCAGTCGCTCCCACTGTTGTAGGAACAGCAGGAATCGTAAGAGTTTGGTCTTGTTCCTGTACAGTTACACCAGGAGAGATAGAAAACATCGCCATGTTGTTGGCTCCTACAGAAAATTAGTGATATTTCATCAGAATGTATTTAGTTTTTGGACAGCCTGTGTTACCAATTGCCTACTTGATATTCAGCTTGTTCAATCACATCAGAGAGGGCAGGAGTAAAATCAAAAGGTTTTTCTTCCTCAATTTCACCTTCATCAATGATTCCAAACAACAACTGGTCTTCTTCATGTTTTTCACGTTTCTGTTCCTGAATCTTCTTCCATGCTGAATCTGCAGGTTCTGTAATATCTAAGAATGCAATCTGTGTAGTCGCCCAACAGAATAGAACAAGGCACATCACGAGATCATCATGCCTACCTTCCTGCGCCTCAAAACTCTTGCCAGCCTTGATGAAGGATATCAATTCATTTACCAGTTCTTCGCTGTTTAGAATGATCTGATCATTTTCAAGAATGCTCTTCAACGCGAAACATCCAATACGTTTTACAGGTGTTGTTGTTCTTATTCCATGTTTTGGATTGTTACCACCATTCAGCATTATTCCAGCTCTACCTGCTGAACCTGTTTGCATGATGTTTTCGCATTCTAGATCATAAAGCAATATGCTGATGACTTGCGCGCCAATGTCATTCTCTTCTGCTAGAATATATGCGTCATTGTACACCTTAGCTGCATGCGCAATGTAGTTGGGATAAGTTTCTGCTTTAATGGTATTTTCTCTAAATTGTGCTACCACTTCATAAGGCGCAGAAGTTACATCAATTACAAGGAATGCAGAATAATCTCCTCCTACTCCACGAGCAGTGTCAGCTACAACCATGTAGATATGATTATCAATTGGTTCCTTGTAGATAGCAATATCTTCAGATTTTCTGAGAGAATCAATATGTGGTAGTCGTGCAAGAACGATTGGATCAATCAGAGTATCAGTACTGCCGATAAATTCTGTATCATATTCTTGCCTAAATTGTTCTTTAGACGTGTTCTTGATGGTTTCTTCTTTCCACTTTTCATCACGACCAGGAGTTTCAGACCAATGTATATCTATGGGCTTGTAAGCGTTCTTTTTAGTAATCGCGCCTTTCCATAGATTGAAGAACAACTCCATTCCATTTGGAGTGCTGATGATAATAACCTTGGTCTTTGTACCAGAAGTAATAACAGGATAAGTAGAAGTAAAGAACTTGGTCTGAATGTTATAAGGCACGTGAGCGAACTCATCTAATACGACGCAGTTCAAGCTCTTTGAACGCAAACCACCTGCTGTGGTTGCTGATGCGAAAACAGATGAATTGTTCTCAAGAGCAATGGAACGCAGATTCCAAGTCACTACACCCTGTTGAATCCATTTTGGTAAATTTTCATATGCTAAACGAACACGACCCAGAAGTTCTTGGGCGTTCTCCATTTTGTTAGCCATCAAACCTATAGCATAAGATGGTTGAAAGATTATGCTCCAGATGATGAATCCACTGACGGATGTGGATTTACCGCACTGACGTGGAGCTTTTACAATTGAGAATCTTCCTCTAATAAATTGTTTGATCATCTTCTTCTGATATTTCCAAGGTTTGAATGGAACCAAACCTTCATCTAAGTTGATGATCTTAATGTAATTTTCTATGAAATAGATAGGGTCTTCAGAACATTTGACATATTCCTCCATCTGTGAGGGAGTCAAACGCACTGGGATACCAGCAGGTCTTAGACGAGGATTACCATCAAAACTGCTGCGTTCTAGATCTATATGTTCAGCTAAAACTAATTCTTCACTCTGATTCATGATCTAGTTTTTCTTGCATCTTGCGTTTCTGGTACACCATGTCTAACAGTTCTGCAGGAGAACTCACAATGATTGTATTATTATTGATGGTGTTAGCTGATTCTTTTGCAGCTTCCTTAGAGGGAGTTAATGCTCTCCTAGATTCATGTAATGCTAATAATCCTTGGTTGGCTTCTGCCACTTCCTTAATGATCTTGCTTACAATTTCATAAGCATGAGGTTGTTGTGAACCTGTAGCAACAGCCATTATTCCCTGTAATGCCTCTGTTCCTTGTTCAATGATATTAATCAGAGTCTGCCTAGATCTTTCAAAATCTTCCTCAGCTTGTTTCTCTTGTTCTGTCAATTCAATCTTTTCTGGAATCTGTTGTGTCACTATGGGTGGCATGGGATGCGCATTATCCACAACAAGTGGAGACATATCCAATGCTTGCGACAATGATTTTAAGATCGTAGTGTTGTTTGACATATCAGTTTGTATCATCTATGATTTGTACGCAATAAGACCAATCATCATCAAAATTGATCAATAATGGACTGATAGAGGCTGCTGCGTTTGTGGTGGGTGACCCATTGGCCAACATTCCTGGGGAAGTGTTAGCTTCTGTAGACCAGGTGGGAATAGATGTATTGTTACCAATATATGCATCTGCCTTAGATACTTTAATAATCTTTCTTGTATGCGGTGGTCCAATGAAATAAGCTTTCATAGTGAACATCAAAGACCAAACCATAATGCGTCTAGAATTATTGTCTCCATCCTTGTAACTGTCATAGAGACTAGCATTATTAAACACAATAGGCATATTAAATTCAATTCCTAATTCATCAACCAGTCTGACACGGTTGACCCATTCTGGTGTAAAGAATGGCAGGATTTGTTCAAGTATCTGTGAATTATCATCAGTGGTGTTCGTCATTATATCCAATCGCCATTGTATATCCATTGGAATTGGAACGAATACAAAAGAAGCATTGGAGGGATCGCCATGCGCTGTATTTGCGGCTATAACATTGTTCGCCAAAGAATAAGGGGCAACCATTTTTTTGGTTGAACTTAATTTTCTGTCAGCAGCATAATTCATACTGACCATTTCAGCCGCCATTCGAGGCAAACTGATTCCCACTGGTTTGTTTAGATCAGGATTACCATCAAGACGACCTAACCATTTTTGGCGTGGACCATATGCGATTGGAATTTTGATAGTTTCTTGAACTTCACCATTACCATCAAATTTCTGAACATAGATGTCCGTGAACAAGCTCATGAACGCTGCAGCGCATCTTCTGAAAGATTGACGATAGAAAGGAGGATTAGATAGCATAATGATTAGACCTGATTATCACCGAAAGGATCATCATTTGAGAAGTCTATAAAAGTGTTTGCTTCCTGATTTATGTCTTCACTATGGTCTTCAGTTGAACCCGAGTTAGGATCAATTCCTGGTCCATCAAACTTGATTGCAAACTGGTCATCAGCAGACACTAACATATCACCACCTGTTGCATCAGACAAGGTGTTGTTGGTCTGTTGTGATAATCCATATTTGGCGAATATAGCATCAATTTCTGGAACTCCTGTATTATACAATTCATTATTTGGAGAATACAACTCGCTTTGTAGATCAAATGCTTGAAGTTTTCCAAATTGATAGAAGGGAACTTCATGTTCAACGAACCTTATAGAATACATCTTTTGGTTCATTGGTAAATAGATTATATCACCTTCACGTGGTCTGAGGATAGGTTCTCCAGACCATGTTTGTCCTGTAAATTGAAATAGAGGATCCTTGTCAAATACATTTTTCTTGAATTCATTTCTAGATATCGTAAATGTAATCTGATCACGGAGCTCCAAACCGAACTGTGTTAGGAAGTCTCCTTGGCCACCAAAGCCTTCAACATTCTTAAGATACACAGTTACAGGATAAGCATTGTAAAACTTGGACAACTTATCATCAGGCATGATGGTGTCAGTGTTAAGTTGCATTCTAGGAATGTAGAACACTTCAACGCCATGTATCTGTATAACTTCATCCACAAGGTCATTGGCGAGTTGTTGTTCGCCTTGGGTTGAATAGTTGCGGAAGAATTGAGTCGTCATGTAGTGATATCATGTTTCAAAGCATTGGTGCAATGGTCTTTCTGAATTGCGTCTAATATCTTGCATAGCACGCAACCCCACTTCTTGCCAGCTATCTGCGCCTTCGCTGCCCGAGCGCTGATTGTCTCATCAACTCTACCATTTGCACTGACATTTGATGCCTCGTCAATCATCAATGCTATATTTAGAGCCTTTTCAGGATTCAGGAAGGTGAACAAGAAATAAAGTATTGCGATATAGACCAATCCTAATGCAAGAATTGGCGAAAGAACAATGAGTGCTAGTCTTTTCATCCCACAAATCCTTCTATTGGCCAACCATATTTGCCTGTCATCTCTTCTTCCATTCTTTCTTTCTGAATCATATATCTCTGTAATATTTGTTGGCCATTAAACATTACACCACCAGGCATTTGAATACCAGTGAATTTGCTAAGATTGGTTCCCCATTGAATACCAAGTAACGCTTCAGCATACTCCTGGAGCCAACGATCACCCCAGATGGTTGGGAATTGATTTGGGTCTAATGCTTGGTAGCATTTAACGATAACATATGTTCCAACTTGAATATATGTCGTGTCCATGTCTAGATACAGATTGCCTTCATGGCGATTCCAACGGATAGGCTTCTGACCAACAAGCAATTCTTCTAACAGTTGGATATGTTGAAACGCCATGAAATATGGAACGATTGATTGAGACGTCAGAGTATAAAGGTCATTCAAAGCGATCTGATACTGAATGTTGAAGAAATTACCTGTTGAATAAATCGCACCTAGAGGGAACACTTCAACTGCACCGATAACATTTTGTGGCATAGGAAATACAACGCCACCATTAGCAGACATCATCTCTGGAGTGATCCGTTGTTTGTAATATACCAATTGGCTGCCATCAAAATGGTAGTCTGCGAAATATTCTAGAGCAGTGTCAATTCTGTCTTCAATCTGCGTTTCTTCAACGTTGATTTGAATAACAGGTGCACCCAATTTACGAAGAATGTATTCTTTGAATTGTTGGCGGTTGGCAGGTACCATTGTATCACCTATAGATAGCACTTCTATTTAGTGTGACCTAAATATTCTGCATGCGAACTCTACATGCAGAAATTCTTTTTCATCCAACAGAAAAGCCTTTAATCAAGCTCTATCATGATTTAAATGAGGAGTTAGAAGGTTTAGATGGTCCACATGTTTATAAAGTCCTGAGTAAGTTTAAGCCATCATCCTTGGATCATGAAACAATTCAGAGGGAATTACATCATCATCTCTTTAAACATGGTTATATGTCGGACTCTCCAAGGCATCCACTTGTCAGAAGTCCTGAAGAAAATAAACACGCATTAGAATGGGATAGAATTACAAAAAATCGTGAAGCACGACATGCAGGTTGGCACTCTGACCAAGCATCTGAAATGAATCATAAGAATCAGAAGACGAATGTATTTGGAGTTTGGAGCACTAGTCATCCTACACAGATTCGTAACAGATATACCAAGGGATCAACAACTCCAAGGAAAGGTGGTGTTGATAAGGATGCACAAGGTGGTGAAATTAAGGATGCTCAGAAACCAGGTCATGTTGTACTGATTGATGATGCCAGAGCACAACACAAAGCTGGCACTTCTCCTGATCGCTGGTTCTCAAGGATCCCTAACATCAGAAAGATACCTAAGTCCGGACTACAAATAGATTCTAAACGCTTTGGAAACAACATTGATAAGTATATTGACGCTAAAAAGAAACATGTCTTCCGTTATGATCCAGCAACAGTCGCTAGAAATTGGTTAAAGACCAACAAGAAACATCCTAATTATAAGCGTGCCAAAGAATATGTCAAGAGTCAATTTGGATTGAGAAGAGAAAGTTTCATACTAGATGATGTAATGCATGTATTATTCGAGGAAAGAATATGAGCGTTGGCGATTTACATACGAAATATGATGTTAATCACAAAGAGTTTGATTTAGCTATCAAAATGCTTGATGATAAGGACGTGGTATTCAATGTCCAATATGATATTCCTTATCTGGCAGGAACAAGCATAGATGGTAAAACAATTTACAGAGACAGACAAACTCCATCTAGTTATCAATCTTCTTCTGGACACACAGTTGATACAGATAAATATTTTAAAGTGCATGAAAGAGTTGAAAAGGCATTCTTAGATCAAGGATTCCCGTATATATTAGCCCATCAAATTGCAGAACAGATAGAAAGAGCTGCTGTGATCAATGATGGATATGATTATGATGAATATGATAGAATTACAGAAACATGGGTTGGAAAAGTTGGAGATAGAGCAATCTATAATGTTCCTTATGATTTATGCTTGATACCCTATCGAGATTGCGATGATTGGAAAACACTCAATAAAATGCATGGGTTGCCTGATACAGGAATAGAAACTGTAGCAAAGAAAATCCGCTAAATACATTTGTTACCAGAGGTCAAACGCTATGTCCATTAAAACTGAAATTGAAGCTGAAAAGACAAAATTGCTCACAGAATTGAAGAGCATCGAAGATAAAGCCAAGGCTGATCTCGCTGCACTGAAAGACAAGATTGATTTGGTTCCAGAATTGGAATCAGAAATCAAGACTGTAGAAACGAAAATTAAAGCTGAAGTACAGAAGGTTGAGAAGTGGTTTGTATCTCACTTCAAGTCACAAGCTCAAACAGCTCCTGTTGCAGTCGTTGAACCATCTACCAACACCACAACTGTTCAGACTGAATCTACTGTGACTGTTCAGCCCGCTGCTAATACTGTAGGAGAGTAACATGCCTCTTTGGAAAAAGAATTCGCAGACAGCGAACAACAAACCAAAATTCTTGAATCCTAACACTGCTTCATTTTATCCTGCGTCTAGATGCGAAGGTGTAACTGTTTCAGATGCTCATGCAGCTAATGGAACATTGACTTCTGGATGGGTACAATTTCATCCTATCAAAGCAGGAAATATAGTTTCTATCTCTGTTACTGCTGGTGGAACAGGATATGCTTCTGGAGCGAATGTAACAATCACTTCAGCAGATGGTAATGGCACAGGAGCTACAGCTACTGCAACTGTTACTGCTAACGTGGTAACTGCCATAACTGTAACTGCTAATGGCTCTGGTTACACTGTTCCTCCTATCGTAACTGTTGCGGGTGGAACAGGTGCAGAGTTTATTGCTAGAACAAATGCAAAGTTCCGTGCAGAACCATTGGTGCCAATGTCTTCAATGAATTCTTAATAGATTGTTTGCGAAACGAGGCTCGCGTTATGAGCTACAAGACCAGCTGAAAGGCTGGTCTTTTTTATTGGCGCCTAAATATTCTAGAATAACAAAACCTTATTTCTAATGATTACTCTTCCTGCCTCTCTCCAAGCAGTACATACGCAAATTTTGATTCCTGCACTGCATGAATTACCCAGCAAGATGACTTCATTGCCAGCCATTACACAGTTATTGGCAACAGGTGGACAAGAATCTGGTTACATGTCAAGACTACAATTGGGGAATGGTCCAGCTCATGGATTATGGCAGTATGAATTCAATGGCGTTTCTGCTGTTTTAAAAAATCCCAAGTCTCATGGTTATCTTGTAGGATATTTGCAATCACAGACTTCTATTCCAGTATCAGCTGTAAGCATCTATGAAACTATTGATACAGATGATATTACAGCTTGCGTTATCGCTCGCTTGATGTATTGGACTGACCCAACTCCACTTCCTAAATTTAATGATGAAGAAACAGCATGGCAATATTATGTAAGGAACTGGAGACCAGGCAAACCTGATCGCACTCGTTGGACCTATTGGTATGGTAAGACTGTTCAATATCTGAAAGGAGCCTGAAATGAGTGATCTCCTTAAACGTATATTTGAACTGTTGCACAGAGAACACGAACAAGAATCCAAGAAACAATATAGACATAATTTCTTACATAATGATCCAGAACAAATCAAGAGGTCTAGATTTGCTCTATATGATGGTGATATTGAGATGCATAAGCCGGATCTGAAAGAAGATGTTAGTTTTGCAAAACCAGAATTGGGTAGTGATTTTATACATGCTAGGATAGACAAGAAAGATCTGTCTAAAAGCAACCTTTCACCTAAATTGGTTGAACATTACAAGAATCACCAAGCTTCTTTAACAGGTGTTCAGAAAGCTGCGATTGAAGACTACAAGAAGAACCAGATGGGTCCATCTCCTATTCATTCCTTGTTGAATGATAATCTTAGGAAAGGTCATCCGCATGATTCTGACTATTTCAAAGCATTAGACCATCATCTTTCATCTGCGCTGAAACCCATACCTGCTCCACATGTTGTGTATAGAGGCATTGGCGATGTTCCTTTAACTCGCCAAATCAGAAACATGAAGCCAGGTGACACATTTACAGACAAAGGATATGGCAGTGCCAGTCTATCTCCCAAAAAAGCACAGAGCTTTTCAATGGGAACCTATGCTGATAGAGCGCATGATAATTTTGAACATCTGCCAGTAATTCAGAGACAACATCCTAAGGATGCACACTATTACAATACCATCATGAAGATTCATCTTCCTGCTGGCACCAAAGCACATTATCTTGATATTAACCATCATGATGTTAATGATAAATCAATAATGAGGAACCGTGCTGGTGTTAAAGAATATGGAGATGAGAGAGAAGTATTGCTTCATAAAGGAATGAAATATCAAGTTATGGGGCATAGCATTCAGAAAGATGCATTCGGTCCTGCAGAGCATTTACACCTTGTACATGTTCGTGCGGTTCCTACTGATTAAATACGTTATCACAAATGAGATTTTAACATGGCGAAGATTTTTGGTTGGTCCATAAAAAGAAACGACACTCAGGATGATGACAGCAAACAGCAATTTGCTCCACCTACGACGGATGATGGTGCTGTTCAACTTGTAGACTCCGGAATCAGAAACACCTTCTTAGACATTGATGGCGCGGTAAAAACAGAAGCAGAACTGATCACACGCTATCGTGAATTATCTCTACAACCTGAGATCAACTCTGCAATTGATGATATTATCAACGAATGCGTAGCTTATGATGAAAAAGCTGATTTGGTTGCGTTGAATCTGGACATGTTGCCTGTTCAATACAATGATCGCATCAAGGAATTGATTTCAAATGAATTTGAAACAATCTTAAAGCTTTATGATTTTAACAACTCTGCATATGAAATCATTAGACGTTGGTATGTTGATGGAAGAATGTATTATTATGCTTTGATTGATAAGAAGCATCCTGAAGCTGGTATTCAAGAATTGCGTTACATTGACCCTCGCCAGATGCGTAAGGTTCGAGTGGTTAAGCAGGAAGTGTCTAAGGATGGATCCCAGCAGACACTCGTAAAGAAAGTGACTGAATATTTCTTGTACAGTGAGAAAGGTTTCGCAGTGAAACCCATGTCATCTACTGGATATCAGAGCAATAAAGCAATCAAGATCAGCAAAGATGCCATAGTGCATGCAACAAGTGGCTTGATGGACCCAACCAATACGACCGTGTTGAGTTATCTGCATAAAGCCAGCAAACCTTTGAACCAATTGCGTGCTATTGAAGATGCTTCTGTAATCAATCGTCTCGTCCGCGCTCCTATGCGTCGCATATTTACTGTTGAAGTTGGATCATTACCCAAGGCCAAGGGTGAACAGTATCTAAAAGACCAGATGACGAAGTATAAGAACAAGTTGACTTATGATTCATCAACAGGCGCGATTAAGGATAATCGCCATTTCATGACAATGCTTGAAGATTTCTGGTTCCCAAGTCGTCAGGGCAACCAAACAACCAAAGTTGATACTCTCCAAGGCGCAAGTGATTGGCATGATCTTGATGATTTGACTTACTTCCGTGAACAATTGTTGAGTGCGTTGAATGTTCCTGTAAGTCGTCTTCAACCAGGAGCTCCATTCAATATAGGCCGTGCTTCAGAAATTACACGTGATGAATTGAAATTCTCCAAATTCATCGCTCGCCTGCGTCTGCGTTTTGCTATCATCTTCAAGAGTGCATTGACCAAGCAATTGATCTTGAAAAAGATATTGACTGAAGAAGAATGCAAAGAAGTTATGTCTCTTGTTGCATTTGACTTCAAACGCGATAACTTCTTCTCTGAATTGAAAGATGCTGAAATCCTTCAAAACCGTGTAGGAACACTACAGCTTGTTCAGCCATTCGTTGGCATATACTACTCAATGCAATGGGTTAAGAAGAACGTGTTACATCAGGATGAAGAAGAAATTAAACAACAAGCCAGGGAAATGGCTTCAGAGCCACCACCTATGCAGTTAGATCAGATGATGGGTG